AGCAAAAGAAAAATGCTCAATTCAGTTGTTTGCTTCCCTAATTAAGTTTTCGGACAGCCTCCCCCGTACAAAATATATTCATGTTTATTAAGACTAATTATACGTATGCAACAATCAGTTGCATACGTATAATTTATGAGTTTCTAATGTCATTGTTCCATGATTGCATTCTAAATCTACCAGTTCCTGCATCGTTTTCACCATTAATATAAGGTGCTTTCGTCATTGAACAATTATTTACGACAAATGTGCTATACTTCAAACTATCACCTAGCTGAGATACAATTATAGTCCCGTCTTTAAAATAAGCATCCTTTATCATTACAGAATTACAGAAGTTGCTTCCAAAATTTGGCTGAGGGTTATGATAGCTAATAGTTTGGTCTTTCTCAGGTTTACTTATATCAATAGTCTTAGATTCATAATATCCACCTATGATTTGTATGTCTGCAAACTCGCCCAAGCCCCCACCAATGCACTGACATTGTTTGAAATATGTCTTGTTTCTATTATCAAGAATCATTCTACAATTTTCATATAGATGTTTATAACTGCCTTTCCCATTACATTCATCATGCACAACATATCTCGTGTTAGTACATTCAAACTCTCCACCATGTATCTCAAAATCACTACCGCCCAAATCAGTTGTTTCAATAGCATTCAATGGTGAGAATCGCTCTAAACTATCATGTAGAGTGCCAGTATAATTTGCTACAATTTTTGCACCTTGTGAGAAATAGATTCGTACACCTCTTCCGATTTTAGGACCATAATATCCTGCGATACTGTCTGAATCAATCTTTGCAATGGTCAACTCCGCAACAATATCATAAGTACCTGCATCAACATATAAGTCTGCATTGCCTAGTTCCACAGCCTTGGATAACCCATCTGTGAACTTAGTATATTTTCTTGTTAAACCGACATAAATCTTCGGTCTTATTTCGCTAGATTCAACCTTGGTTTGCAGTGTTCTGAAAACCTCATTTAACTCTATAAGTTCGTAAGTAAACGCTTTATTGTTTACACTATTACAATAATAGCCTTTACCTGAATAAATTTCTTTTCTATTAACAGTATAGCTTTGTCCTGCTTCTAGTTTTTTTGTTATTATTTCCGAGTCAACACCATTAGTGTCAATAACGCCAATGGTAAAATATCCTTCAGAAGAACCTAAATTCGTCACAACAAGAGACAATTCTGTACCCTTTGAATAAGGATAATCAAATTCCAATCTTCCACTATCGGCTTGCTTTGATAGGATTATTTTTAATCCGTTATTATTTATTTTATTAAGTTTGTCACTAACAGCCTTCTGAGACATCACCTTATCCTCTGATTGTCCTGATACTTGCGAGATTGATGTTTTATCTATCTTATTGGCAAGTTCTTTAGTAATCTTTGTTACTTTTGGGTCTATACGATATATTTCAAACTTTCCTTTTGCATTACCAATAGATTTGCACCAATATCCATTACCTGAATATTGCTCAGTTCTATCTATAACAAGTGATTCTCCTGCTTTTATTACTTTAGATTGAATTTCAGATTCAGAATTATCTGAGCCAAATGTGCCAACAGAAAACCAAGAGTCTTTTGAAGACTTGTTAGTACAAATGAGTTTAACGACATCATTAGGGTGGAAAAAGTTAGTTTCCTTAACTTCCACTTTTGTTGTGAAATCGTCTTTTACAAAATGTTGTGTTACTCCTAACTCTGATTCTTTTCCTATTGTACTTAATAAGTCGCTGAGCTTATCACTAACAGCCTTCTGGCTCATCACCTTATCCTCAGCCTCGCCTGATTCCTGGGCAACACTCTCCTTGTCGAACTTCTTAGCCAATGCATCATTCAAGGTCTTCTGGCTTACGACCTTATTGGTGCTCACGCCCAACTCCTGAGCCACTTCCAGCAAGGTAGTGTTTACCCAGCTGCTGCCATTCTCAGAATAGAGCACATTGATACCCTGAGGAACTACGAGATCACCAAAGTTTTTATACGTACCAGCTACGGTCGCAAAATAATACATCTTAGCACCAATAACCTTTGTAGGCACAGTGTCAAGACTAGCCACGCCCATATACGTAGCACCTCTTACGAACTTAAACTTTTCTATGATATTCGTTATCAACTCGTCCCAATAGCTATCCCTCTCGGCATTTACACACCAAGTTCCTCTGTCTGCATTCCAGTAATGCGCCCAGCCTTCTATCACCACAAAGTCACCGGCAACACCACCAGTAGGGAACTTTCGGTTCACCTCATAGATGCTGCCATATTCTCCCTTGTAATGAGGATCTTCTTTATTAATATCGTTAGCCATAAAATATTATATTTGAGATAATTGGTTATACTTTTCTGCCAAATCGCTTTCCTTCTTACTTACCAGGAAGATGCTGATGGCACGATAGATAAGATATTTCTTGCATTCATCTGTCAGGGAAAGGATGATCTTCTGGTCGGCCACTTCCTTTTCATGCCCAGCATCAGTAGAATACACATTCTCTAACTTTTGATAAGGGATATACGTGAACAGTTCAACCTCATGATCATATACAGCTCCAACAGGTGCATGGTTGGCATCATACCTTCCGGCAGTCCAGTACATCAGCACTCGCTTTCCTGTAGTTGACGATGTGGTAATCATGCCCTTTGGCTTCTGGGGCGTTCCCCTGGTCCACCGGGAGGCTTGCATCTGAGCCTCCTTGCTGCCCGGTTCCATCAGCATAGTCAGCGTGCTTTGCCAACTTCGTAGCCTCAACTCTACAAGTCTCAGCCAGTCTTCAGGAATTGTCAGGCATCCATGACCATCTGTAAACTGTGCCTGGATGGCATCATAATCCTGCTTGCCGCTTTCGTTCAGCGAAACTTCCACTCTTTTGGGGAGAATCATTTGCGCTGGTGCTTGCAGCAGAATCTGTTGAGCTGCCGTTTCAATGGCTTGCTTCATTTCCGTGTCCGAATCATCTGTAATGATGTCATTCACCTCATCATGGATCACTTCGTCCATAGCTATGCGCATTTCCTTCACAAGGTCACTCATAAGAACTTCCATAAGCAAGAAACCTATTAAAAATTATAAACTACAAACTAAAACTCAATCACCACGCCCAGCTCTTTAGCCTTCTCCTTCACACTCGAAGGTGATTTCAGTTTCCTTACATCTACCTTATACGTCTTCTGGAGATAGTTCTTGGCCTTGGTGATGTTCTCGAAATGAAGGGCATTCTCGTCCTTCACCTGCTCTTCTTTTTGTTGCTGAATCTGCACCTCTTCCGGCTGGCTCTCATCAATGATACGGCCTGCCTTCGTAAGAGGATGTTTCCTGATGCATTCTGCCACCTGCTTGTTATCCGTAATGTACGAATAGGCATCGTTGCCACACCGCTCAAACTCAATGTTCTTGATCAGTCCGCTCGGCAGAGTCACCACAAAAATGAGCATGCTCTTAGCTACAAATCTATACATATCTATTTGTGTTTATGGTGAGAAGGGATAGTGAGACTGCATTAGCCTCAACTATCCCCTAGATTGATATATGTAGAAAACTATCAGTTTCCTATACGATGATTACGCTGCCTCCAAAATCTGCTCATCTGTAACGCCATCACCAGTGAAGACTGGTCGGGCTACACGCGCATGAGCATCAGGGAAGGTCAGTACCCAGCAGCTATACTCCTCCATCACAACACCTGCAGTGTTACGAATCAAGAGATCCTTAGCGTTAAACTCATTTCTACTCCATACACCGAAAACGTATTTGTCAAGATAACGAGCATCCAGCAAGAACGCTCTACCATCCATACCCCAGGAGTTAAAAGCATCGTGACGATAAATCAGAATCTTTGTACCCATGCTCTCGAACTTCTCAAAATCAAGTTTCCAACCCTGATAGTCTTTTTCGGTCTGGGTAATGATACGCTTGTTAGAGCGAAGGTTAGCAAATGCCTGATAGATCAAGTTGTCTACGAAGAGAAGTTTCGTACGGCTGGAGTTACCAGCACCCTTCAATACTGCTGCAATAAAAGCAGAAAGTTCCTTCTCGCTGATCACATACTCATATACTGTTTTTTCCTGCTCTACAGTTTCGCCACCGGTACCACCTGGCTTAGGTACTTTTACCTTTGCCTTAACAATTTCACCATTCTCATCTTTCTTGACAGCCCAATGGCCAATCTGCAAGTCTTTGCCTGCTTCCCAGTAAATACCGCCCATGGTATAGGTCAAGCCAACTTTCTCGCCACCATTCGACATGCTCTTTACACCGAACAGACCACTTCGCTCCTGGCCATAACGCATATCGTCCATAGCCATTTTTTCCTGTCGTGTGAAGTCCCATTTTACCTGAGTCTTACTCATACGGTTGATAAGAGACTCCTCAACCTGCATGATAAATCGCTGGCAATACTGGAAGCTCTTATCTGGCATAGAGTAATAACTACCAGTTTCAACCTCTTTCTCGCCTGCGGCTCTTCCGAGGCGCATCAGAGTTGTACCTACCGGAATATTGTCTTCAAAGTCACGGTTGCCACGCGAAGGATTTTTCTTTCCATTCAGAGCGTAGGCAATAGGGTTATTGTCATTATCATGGCTGATTACACGGAACTGAAGAGGAATCAAAGTGCTCTTGTTTGTACCAGTCTCGTCATAGCCATAGATGCCATCTACCATAATAACATCACCATTATCGAAAGCTGCCGGATTCTCCACGATGAAAGTTACAGAATTACCATTGGTCTGCTTATTAACCTGAGTAGTAAGTTTTGACATGATAGGCTTCTGACCGATAGAATAGTATTCTACTCGAACAGAGTCGATAGGAGTCATTTTCTTAGATGCACGTAAAATCTGATCAATAGGACAACTCTCCAATTTCATCTCTACGACTGTTGGGTTAACGTGAGCAACATAGTAATCCCAGTTACCCATAGCTTCCTGCTGCTCCTGGCTACCACCCTGCCACTGAGGACCAGAGCCACCTACACCGGGACCATCCAAAGGACCTGTCGCACCACCGCCACCTGCACCAGCAGGAATACCACCACCTGGTACAGGTGGAGCCGTTTCAGCCATTGCATAAGAACTTCCACCACTAAGAATCATGACGAGCACCGCCATCATGAAACCAAACCATTTCTTAAACTGTTTCATAATCTATACATTTAAAATTATTAATTATAAATTTCTAATTCTACATTCCAATCATCTTGCTGTACACCTGTTCTGTACGGCTCTTTTCCTTAGGAAGTGATGGTGCACCACCGCCTCCATCGATGTTGATGTTTTTCTTACCGCCTTGTTTCCCATCGTGAAGCTGCCTCTGCTGGTCTATCTTCTCGTTCTTTCCACGCTTATAGCCTCTCTCTTCTGCATCAGCCACAGCCTTGTCGAAGTCCTTAATTTGGAAGAGGCGCAAGAAGTCTTCTTTCTTCAGATCATAACGAGCTGCACGCCATACAAAACCATCATCATCGTGATCCTTGCCATCATCGCTACGCTTGTAAAGCCACTCTATCAACTCAGTAATAGCCTCAGGCTTCAACTTCGCTTCTTTAATGGCTGCATCAAGTTCATCATCCGACTGCTTTATGTTGGCTGCAAGAAGATCCTTTTCTTTGGCAAGTTTCTCGCTGGCTTCAAGTTTCTCTTTTTCACTAGCATTCAAACGAGCCTTAGCCTTCTCGTCACCATTGATGGCATCAATATAGTCCTGACCCATTTCATCAATAATGAAATCGATAAAATTGAAGTCGCTGCCATCTGCATTTTTCTTTGTAACAAGACCTGTCACCAGACTTGGAGCATGAGGGTTGTCCTGCAACATTTTGTTGAAGTCATCCATTTTCTGCTTATTCTGGTCATACTGGTCGTAATCGGTCGAAAGTTGACCATAAACAGCCTCATCATCGTCCATATTCAAGTCAGGATAACGCTGAGCAAGACGCTCTCGGAAAGAATCTCGCTTTGACTTAACATTCTGATTATCAATAGTTTCTTTTGCCATAAATATTCATTTTTAATATTTGTGTGCTAAATTAAGGAAAATTTCGCATTACTTTGTGATAAGTTCTGCATCTTGATGAATTAATTTTGCTGGTATGAAACATCTAAATTCCATATCCGAAATTTACCTTAAAAGAGATCAAGAAATGTATCTGCTCTTTCGTAAGGCCAAGAGGATGGTAGAATATCCTACCACCATGGCTAAGATATGCGATTACATCGCCAAGATGCCTGCCTCTTGCTATTATCTCGCCGATAGCACAGCTTATCGGTATGTATGTAAACGCATCAAGGGGGAAAAGCCTAAATTCGGCAAATATCAAGCCATGAAAGAAAAACTCTTTGAAGATTTCTATCAGGATTTCTTGCGTCTCCGGCAGATGGATCAATACAAGGAATACAATACCAAAAATCTTGTGTATGTATGCCTGAATCTTCCTGCGCCCAATTTGGGTATGGCTCCACGCTACATACAGATGAAAATAAACAATTATTTCCGCAATAAGAAAACATCATTCATAACTCGATAAATCACTTCCATTATGCGTACATTATATATTACACTTCTCATCATCCTCCTGATGGCTTTCATCATTCCGCTTCATGCCTCGCTTGCTGTGTCTCCATCATCGCCATTATACACCCATTTCGCCTATATGTTCGGTCATGCCAACTTTATACACTTGGGTATCAACGGCTGGTGCATATTGATGTTTCATCATCAGTTCCGCTTCCATCGCCTACTGGCAGCATGGCTCTGCTCCGTGTTGCTATCGTTCGTATACTATCCGGCATTACCTGTATTGGGTGCATCCGTATTGATTTCTTTCTTCATGGGATTCTCAGCGCAATGGTATTATCGGTATCACCGCATCTACTTCTGGCAGATGATACTCGGTATGGCTATAGGTTTCCTTCTCCCTTACATAGCTGGTATCTTCCACATAGTTCTATTCTGTTTAGGTTTCATCTATGCCAAGGCAGAGAGATTTATCCGACATGCCAACACACTTAACATTTAACATTCAACACTTAACATTATTATATATAACGAATGCCAGTAGCAAAATCCTCCTTAAAGGTTCGACCTCAGCAGCAGATTTCTGATAAGAAACTCAAAGAGATTCTTGAAGAAGATAAGAGAAGACTCCAAAGTCTCCTCGCTACTTATCGTCCCATTACAGGAGAGAATGCCCCTGGTCTCCGCTTTGAATGTGTCATAACGGATTTCTTAAAGGGAAAGAAACTCTGGCTCCCGGTGGAAATGCTGAAAGAAAAGAAGTTCTGCGCCATCATCAAGTGTGGTTCTATAGAGGCCTTTTGCGATAAGTACATGCCAGACTTCGATCAAGAGAAGGCTCGCGATGCTGTTTTCCGTTACCTCATACGCCTGCGCTGTAAGCACGATTTCTATTTCTTCGCCTACGCCTACGCCCGAATCAAGAATAAGGATGGTGGTGAAGATATACCTTTTCTTCTTCGCAATGCCCAGATTAAACTAGCCAAGGTCTTCGAACAGTTGCGCCTTCACAGTCAGTACCACTATATCCGTGTCATTCTCTTGAAGTGCCGCCAATGGGGTGGTTCTACCCTTACCGACATCTACATGGCATGGCTGCAGATCTTCTGGAAGACAAACTGGAATAGTAATATCGTTGGCCACCAGTCTTCATCTGCCACACAGGTATTCGATATGTACGAGAAGCTAATTAATGCCATTCCTACATGGCTCTTCTACGATATTGGTGTACCATTCAAGAACGACCCTCGCAAAATCAAGACATCAGGAACCATACAGAATATCAAGTATCTCATTCCACGCGATTGCAAGATACAGACTGGTTCTGCCCGAAACCCAGAATCTTGTCGTTCTGGTGATGCTGCCCTTGCTCATATCACAGAGGAAGCCTTCTTCCCTAACACCACAGAGTGGACTCCGGCTAAGGTAATCAAGGCTGCATCATCATCTATCCAACCGGACCCTCTAACCTTTATCGTAAGAGAGTCTACGCCAAACGGACGAGAAAACGAGTTCCACGATGCCTGGGTAGCCGCAAATTCAGTAGACAAAGATGGAAAACCTCTGTCAGCATTTACTCCTGTCTTCGTGGCATGGTTCGAAATTGAAAAATATATATTGCCATTTGCTTCCGAGGATGAACGTGCCGATTTCGCCATCTGGCTGTGGAAGAATCGCAATGACGAGCAAGGTCATGGTAAGTACTATTGGTGGCTTTACGAATGTAAGGGCGCATCCTTCGAGGGCATCCATTGGTACATTGAGAAGTCCAAGGAGTATGAGACTCTTGACGATATGCGTCAGGAGTTTCCTTCTGATGATGTAGAAGCCTTCCTCTTCTCCGGTACTACAGTCTTCGATCCATACAAGTTGAAGGAAATGGAAGAGGACTGCAAGGGTATCGAGCCTATCATGGTGGGTGACATTGAAGGTGATTCTTATGATGCTGCCGATGATGCTTGTATGAACAACATCCGCTTCATAGAACGTTCAGGTGGACCATTGAAGGTGTGGGCTGGACCAGACAACTCTGAGATTGTCAGACATCGGTATATCGTAGCCTGCGATATTGGAGGATCTCATAAAACCTCCGACTTCTCAGATATAGTAGTCCTCGACCGCTACGATGAAATCTATGGTGGTGTTCCGGAAATCGTAGCTGAGTGGCATGGTCACTGCGATGCCGATCAGCTAGCTATGCGCTGCGCCCAGATAGCCCATTTCTATAATGATGCTTATCTGGTCATCGAGAACAATACTGCCTACTCGCGCATGAACAATACTGAGGGTAATCAGTCAGAGCTGTTCTTCCCTATCCTTCTGCCTCTATACGATAATCTCTATAGCGCATCACAGTCCAAACTGAAAAAGGTGAAGAATATCGAAATGAAATGGGGATTCAATACCAACAAGGCAACCAAGGTGGCAGTAGTGAAGACCATGGCTCGCATCATCCGTGATGGTGGCTATATGGAGCGAGAACTTGCGGCAATAGACGAATGTACCTATTTCCTCTATTACAAACAGAATGACTGCTATGGAGCAGTAGCCGGCAAGCATGATGACCGTGTCATGGCCAGAGCCATAGCCCTCTACGTAGAGAAGGATATGCCAGCACCGGAAATCGTTCCATTCCGTTCAAAGGCAGAGATAGAACGTGAACGTCTCCGCAACCGCCCTCCAGTAGTAGCTGAGTTGTCTGGCATAGGTGGTGGCAACTAGCCTCTATCTAGCCAGCAGCATGATACGCCCCTGTATAGTCACCGTTCCAGGCGATTCTATCGCCTGTCCATATAAGTTAATAATTAAAAGTAAAAAGAAAAATGAAACAAAGTTATTCAAACCTGCTGCGTAAGATGCTCATAGCCATCTACCAGCCTATTGTCACTCGTATCGAACTCTTCCGTGCCACACGCATGTGGCAAAAAGGAGTCAAGGCAACCATTGCCAAGTATAAAGAATGTGGTGCGCCAAGATTCTACATGCTCTACGACCAGTCGCATAAAGATTTTGCAATCATGACCTACGATCCTAACAGAAAGAATATGCTCGCCTATCGAAAATTAGTCCAAATGGGCAAGTGGAAAGCTACTCGCTATTTCAAAAATGTAGAAGACATCAAAGCCGCATCCTACTACTATACTCCTTCCAAGTGGGGAGCCATCGGCTGCGATGCCGACAACAAGGTTAGGGCCAAGAAGTTGAAAAAATGGCAAGAATACTACATGTACCGAGTTTCTACACTAATGTTTAAGTTACGCATATACAAGAAGAAACATGGTATTGACTAAACAAAAAGAAGAGGAGACCATCACGGCTTCCTCTTCACAATCAAATAACCTTAAAAACTAAAAACCCTATAAAATAATCTAATCTAAGAACTGAACAACATTTCGTTCAATATTATGAATTAACTAAGAACTTCTTTTCTACATAGCTGCCGAAGGAAGAGCTGCCAAATCATTTGCTCCATCACTGGCCTTTAGATGCGTGTCAGGTGCTGTTGCCTGTTGTTGCCCTCCATCTGTAGGCATCTGTCCATTGGCTGCTTGCTGTGCCTGAAGAGCTTCTAGCTTTTCCAGTTGTTCCTTGAAGTATTTTCTCATTCTTCCTGTACCAGGGAAATTAGCAACCGTAAGCATGGTATAAGGATCCATCTTGCCGCTCACCATCATCTGCCAAGCCATATCGTTGTTGGCAGCTCTGATAAGTGGACTGTATGCGTCCAAGTCGATAGAAACATCTAGATCCATATCTCTCATGGTCTCTGAATTGAAGTGAATTTCAAATTCATCACCAGTCAGTTTTACGCTGTCCGCATCGGTACAAAATTCCTGTATCAGGTAAAGTTTCTTCTTGGCCACACGTACCTTAAAGTTGTTGAAACTCTCAACAAAGTCCTGTATTGTGGTAGATGATGATTCTCTTTCCAACTGGTATTGCTTACCGCTGGTATTACGGTGCTGTCCTTGAAGAGCACCCTGTACACCACTCCCCTCGCTTGCCATCGTCTTGGCAAAGTTCACCATAAAGTCAACACCTGCCGGAATACTCTTGTTGACCAAAGTCTGAGGTGGTTTACCTCCATTCTTCGAGTTCCACAAGATAATACTATCTGTTTTGGTATAGTTCACCTGCATTTCATCGATGCTCTGTTTCTCGCTCAGAGCGTTCTCGTCAACAAGCATCGTTCCCTTGGCACCATTCGCTACAATGAAGTTGATCATCATCATGTAATGATTCAAGGTGCGCTGATTGTTTTCGGCTCGCATCGTAAAACTTCTTACCTCGCCATTCAAGCATGGATAGGCAACGAAGGTGTATGGATGGATAGAGGTTCTGAATCCGTCCCTGAGCACATAGTATGGTGATTCTCTGGCATCCAGTAGATAGCCATTCGGGGTAAGGTATCTTCTGAACCAGTAGGTCTCAGCCTCATCCTTAATCTCGATGGTCTTAAGTTCAGAAGGGTCTACATAGTAGATAGGATCACCATTCTCATCGAGCACAGGTAGGCCATTCTCATCTTTCATGATGTTGGATTCCTCTATCTTGCGCTTCTTTTCCTCATAGAAGGCTCGCTGGTCAGGAGAAGCATAGCCGCAATCTCCACTCTCCCAGTCATGCACCCAGATGGCAGGTCTGGTTTCTTTTGTCCAGATCTCCAAAACACGATACTTACCTACTACCGAAGAATGAGTGAAATCATCTATGCCGGCATACTGCGCTTCACCTGTCGGATGATAGGTCTGTTCTGGCGCAAAATGATGCTGTGTTTGTAGATAGATCTCGCTGAGTTTATTAGCCTCTTCCTTACTTCCGTTAGTAAAAGTAGCTAAAATCTCTCGCCAAGTCAGATCATGAGCCTCAGCAATAAATTCCACATCGCTCAGGTCATACTTAAAGAAAGGTGGTAAAGCTAGCTTGAAGATGTCCACAGAATAGTCAAAGATGCCATTCTTGCCATCCCTTCTTCCATAATAGGTTTTCATGCCCACAAAGGCGAAGACACAGAAGGCATAGAACATTCTCGCATCTAACTCTTGCCTGTCGTTCAAGTTGTCGTTCTGACGAAGATATTCATTGAAGAAACTGATATAGTCTTCCTCGTTTGGATCCACGGCACTACATGTAGCAGTACTGCGCTGCTGGCGCACAAGACCAACGAGCGAAAGAAGTTTGTCTCCGATTACATCGTATTCCAGTATTGGCATACCTTTCAGTTCCATATACTGCCGGATGGTAATCTTTCTTCCGTTCCATTCTATCAGCTCTTCCAACTGTCTTCCCATCACGAAATCCTGCGCTCGCTTCCACTTCTTTCTCAGTTCTGCACCATCATAGAAGTATTGGCAAGCCCATTGCAGCAACAGAAGATTGCTTTGGCTCTGCGTAAACCGCTCCCGGCTCACTCCTTCAAGTGAGTCTGGTCCCGGCTCAGCATAGTTCGATATGTCATTTATTACATGATTGTCAACCATAATTCTTAATTTTTCGCCAAAAATACCGCATTTTTCTCGCTTATTAGTGATAAGTTGCGCAACTTAACATTACTTTTTCATATTTTCTCCTTATTTTTGTTCCGCATTTCAATTTAAAACGTTTTAAATCATGGGTAAATCAATCAATGTACATGAAGCCTGCGTCATTACTAAAGATGATAAAGGCAACTTGTCTCTGGTAGGAAAGGCAAAAGAAGCCCTTACCTCCTTAGATAAACACAAGGTTGCTATCCACATCAAACTCTGCGATAGCAAAAAAGATGATGTAGAAAAGTTCCTTCAGGAAAATAATGTTCCTTTTACCTCTATCACCGCAAAGGGTGAATCACCAGAAGGTAAAGATGAAAAGGGCGAGAAGAAGAATGATTCTACAGTTACCGTTGTTCCTAGATCCAAGTTCGTCACGCTCGATGGCGATTGGTCCTGGTGTTTGGATAGCATCGTCCAACGGCTCTGGGGCGAAAAAAAGAAAGAGAATCCGAAGAGTGAGCAGCAGCGCATGGATGACAGCATGGCTGATTACATACGCTGGGCATCACCAAAGAAAAAGGAACCAGAGAATGCATCTGGTCCTTCTCTCGGATAACATCGCTCCAACATCTTCAACTTTAAACACACAAATGATTCATTAATCATAACTATTTTAAATTTATTTGGAATTAGATTTTTATAACTATCAAAAAGGGACTCGCTGTGAAGCAAGTCCCTTTTTCTGTTTGTAGAAATATCGAACATAAAATTGAATTGACCAAAGCCTATTTTCGGAAATATAGAACATTTCCTAGAATGAAGTAGCCCGAAGGCTACTCCATTCCGTTCAACGTTTTTAGCAGCTCCTTTCTGGTATTCCGAATCTCTACCAGTTTGGCAGCATCGTTCGTACCATCCATTTGCTTCTTGGCTTTGTTCATCTTCTTTTTGGCAGCAGAGATAGCCTTTCTAGCCGCAAACAGTCGCTTGTTGGTCTTGCTGTTCTTAAAGGCATTTGCCTTCGCCTTATCAACGTCCTTCAAACGCTGATACTCCTGATAAGTCTCAATGGTTCCGTTCCAGACGTTCTGTATTCTCCAGTCCTCCGTCACGTCCTCTGCCTTAGCCTTCATCAGGTACTTGCTTTCAGCCTTCTCCATTTCCTTCAAGTCTTCATCACCGTTCAGATAACCCTGCACCATGTCCAGAGCCTCCTTCTGGGTGAAAGCCTTGTAATCACTCTGCGAGAGGAATTTCTTCATCTTCTGGCGCATCTTCTTCTTTTCCGTGATACTCTTGGCAGCATCAAAGCGTTTACTAGCCTCCTGTAAGGAAGTCACTCCATCGCTCATTTCTGCACTCTCCAGTGCCTTCACCGAACCGATGGCAGCCTTAATCTGAGCCTCAGAATCAATACCATTGCGCTGACAGCTCTGATAGGTCATCACCACGCCTTCCATGTCACCGCTAAGGATAAAGTCCTTGAAGTAACTCTGAGCCTTCCATGGAGAGAACCCCTTAGAAGAAGGGAAGAAGAAATCAACGGCCTTGAACTCCTTGTTCTCCTGGCTCGGAATCAGGAAAGGTGCCCAGTACAAAGCATCCTTGTAAAGCAGTCCGATGGCCTTGCCATACTTGCGCTGAATCTCTTGATCCGCATGGCTGGCTTGGAAATCGCTCAGATAGTTTATATCATCCAAGGTCATTCTCACCATAGGGTTAGCCTTACCTATCATTCTCTGAACCATTGGACCAGGGAACTCTAGTTCTCCCTTATGGTTGAATAGGTATTCCGGAACCTCACGGAACTGCTTACCATGTCTCACATACATTTCTGTACCATCTTCATATCTGCCTAAGAAGATCTTGCTCTGCTGGCCAAGGCTGTTGCCTCTCATCAGATAGTCATACCATTTCATACCCTCATCACCATAAGCCAGTTCATACATACTCTTATAGCTTGGGTTGGTCTTCCGGATCTCCTCTGCCTTCTTGCGCTCCTTCTCCTCGTCCAGGGCACGGAAAGCAGCATTGATGCCATTGGCAATACCCTCATAAAATACCATGAATCCGATACCATAACAGAGCAAAGCCGAAATCTGTCTGCTTCTTCTGCCTTCATCCTCCGGTGTAAGTTCCTTATGTTTGAGCCTCTTGTAATACTGTTTGAAGTTCTCAAAGGTTGCCTCATTCCAGATAGAACCAAATCCGGTTAATGCCAGAAAATGACGTGTAGTAGAAGCATTCCAGTCTGGAGAAAGAAGAACTCGTCCGGCATAGCGCAAGGTACGATGGCTGGCTCCCAACACATCCCAGTGCTGACCGCCAAACATATCGTTTACAAACTGTCCGTCCTCGTCCAAAGCCCGGCTCAGTTCCTCCTCAGTCCAACCCTTCTTCTTGGCACGCTCTTTGGTCTTGTCTGCCCTCATACGATAGGTAGCAAGTTTCAGTCCATCATGTAGGAAATCCCACAAGGCTCTATCCATACCCTTGTTGATGAGCGAAAGCAACTGCGTCACCACCTTCAATGCCATAGAAGCCTTAGCCACCGTTCTGGAAATTTTATTTCCGTCCTTCAACTTCTCCTGCACCTTCATCATCGCATCGCGCATATTGTCGAACATGTTCTGCACATCCGCTGCAGCATAGTCGTTGGTCGCTCCGAACTTCACCAGATGGCTAGTAGCCTCTTGGAAATCCTCAGGATTGGCAAAGCAAGGCAGCTCATGGTTCTTGGCTGTATCTACAAAGATATACTTCATAAAGTTGGCCATGGCCTTCTTAGGACCAAACTCCACCATATTCTGTACCATATAAACCTCCGTCAAGGCTCCGGCATGGAAACCGCTAAAGCCCAATTCCAGTTTCTTGGCACTAGAAGCAAGCGTATCAAACGTTTTCCAGAATGGGGAAGACTGATAGGTATCAAACACAACTCCAAATCTGTCACCGGCACTAGCCTCACTATAGATCACCTTTTCGTTGTCAGTGATAGGATTCTTCACCTTCACTTGCTTTGGAGATACATTATATACCCATACAGGGCCTACGCCCGGAATCTCGAAGTACTTATATTGCTCCAAATTGAATGGAGCAGAAGAAGAAAGTAGTGGATCAGTTGAAATCACCTCTCCTTTTTCATTCCTCTCAATTACGTTCAGTCCGGTCAACTCCTGTAACATGGTCTTGTTCGCCCATGCCTCAATATTACTTCTGCTGTAATATGCCATCATCTTCGTAATGTCAGTAGTTTTTGGCACAAGTCCGGCATAAACACCTTCCATCAAAGTGCTGATGGTTCGCTTCTTCTCATTAGGGCTCTTCGTGCGCTGCCTATTCTCCACAAAGGTAGCATACGCCTCAGGATCAGATTTCTCTTTATCCCAAATATGATTTACGTAGTCAACATTATAACCAGTGCCAGCTTTCAAAGTATGATTATCCATCAACCAGTCGTAGGTATAGTTATACCAATCACGGATGGAATCAATGGCAACCTGCATTTCAGGAGAAAGTTCCTTATAATTGATACGTCCAGGCACTACCCTCTCTTTTACGAGTTTCAAAACATGTTTACTGAGGATGTCCGTTCCATCACATGGTACAAAACCTTCCTCGCCCTGGTGATTGGCATTAATTGCCTGAGCCATTTTGCTTGCCACCTCGCTCACAGCCTTAGGATCATCGTATACCTCTATCTCCTTGCCTTTTTTAATCTCTGTATGCTTTTTTGCTGTCTCGGTAATCAAGTCTGTCACGTATGGCTGGATAGCCTCAACATCAGCTGGCTGAATATGGATATGTCCCTTATCAAAAACACCAGTGGCATTTAAGTTCTGAGCCATGTCACGCAAACGTCTAGGAGCCTCTATTATATAAGGTATAGTCTCGGCAAGTTTTTCTGCCCTGTTTTTCTTTCCCTTGTAATCAGAAAGCAACTTGTCAAAAACACCGCTATCAGCCATCTTCTCTATTCTGTTCTTCACATCATTGATATAGATAGCATCATCAGCACTAGCCTCCTCCATATTCTTTCTACGATGGATAACGGCATGCTTCACGGTCTTTGCTGCACCTTCCTTGCTCACGTCAGTACTGGTCACTTCTGCCAAATCCTGCATCACTTGCTGTTCCAGTGCATCAGCCTTTGGATTGGTCTCTGCTGGGTAAATCTTACCCTCATACAAGTCCAGATCGGCTTGCTGCTGCTCCAGCAGATCATGTTTGGCCAGCCAGTCCTCATACTTGCGTTTCACTTCCTCCTGCTTCTTCTTTTCGAAGGCAAACATATCTGGCAAAGGGTCTTCCTGGTCCTTCATGGCTGCCTGCCATTTCTCATATTCATGAATACGATTCATGTAGGCATCATCCTCTTCATTTTCCATTCGGATAGGCATACCAGTAGGTTCCTTGCCAACAAGGTGGTGGCGTTCACGCCAGTCTTTATTGAGCTGTGCCCATTCCTTTTTGCCTGCTTCATCCTTATCAATGTCGTAGAACATTGGAGGCTCTGGGTTCTCTTTATCCTCGCGTGCATTCTGCCATTTGCGCCACTCCTGTACACGTTTCATGTACTGAATAGTGCTTTCGCCCTTCTTCTGGCGTGGTTTACCCTTACCTGCACCATCAGATAGCGCATCCTTGATTTCAGCATTGCTAGCCTGCTTCATCATGGCTTCCTGCTTCTCCCTTGGCATTTGGTCCCAAACGTGAAGAGCCTTGCCAGCCGTCATCAGGTAGTATCTCAAATCCTTGTCATTGAGAAGTCCCGGCACACGAACACCCAGCTTCTTCAGCAACTTGATAAGATAATGCTTAATCTTGGTCCAAAGAGAAAAGTCCTCAGCAGTCTTAGGACCCTCCTCAGCCAAATGAGCGATATACTCCTGCGTTCCCACATTCATGCGGTCAGGGCTCTTCCAGTCCGGATCATACTTGTTGGCAATATCCAAAATCTTACCGCGAGTGCTTGCTGCGACAGAATTATAAACGAAATTAGCGAACTTTCTCACGCCATCTTCGCCACCAAGAAGTACTTCCATACCCTCATGGCCTATCTTCTCATGGAGCACCGTTCTCTCAGCCTCGTTGGCATCAGCACAGTTAGGCAGATAAACATGAACGGTATGCGTAGTAGGGTCATACCATCCGGTAGCCCCATTCTTCACATCACTCAGATAAGCATCTGGAACCTCATCCACAGAAGTGTAAACAGTAGCCTCAGCACCACCCAGTTTGTTGGCAGTGTTCACTACCCGGTCGCTCACTTGTTTCTGCTTGTCTGCATCCCAGTTGTTCTTGAAGATAGAGCTGCCAAGTCGTGCCAATACATTTCTGCCCGACAAGTCATCCTTATTCAGCAGAGGAGCAATCACGCCCTGTGTCAACTGCACCGGAATACCATTACCAATGATGGTGTGGGCCAAAGATTCCGTCTTAGGCAATTTATAGTCATCGCCCAGTCCGGTAATTCTAGCCAATACCCTGCCATCTGCACGCAATACCTTTCCACCCGGCATGATGATCACATCACCACTCTTGGTTCTCAGCGTAGGCAGAATCTCATCCCCATAGGCATGAGGAATCTTGCCATCGGCATAAGCACTACCCATAACATAAAGAGGCTTCTCCACCTTCTGCCAGTCAATACCGTCAGCCTTCAATCTTGCATCCATCCATGGAGCCACACCGCTTTCCTTCACCGTCAGGGTAGGAAGAATATCCTCCACAGCCTCTAGCCATCCACCCTTGCGTGGTTGCTTCTTAGGCTTTTCAGGCAGTTCTCCATCCTTCACGGCTCTGACAATTAGTCGCTCCCTGCTGGTATAGCCTCCAAAATCTGCGGCATTATACACGTCTACATCCCATTTGTAGCCGTTCTTATCCAGTGCCTGGGTGATAATCTTCATCGCCTCAGAGTCCTTGTAACCCTTCACGTTCTCGATAGTCACCACTCGCGGTTTCACGGCATCAATGAAGTCGGCAGTGCTCTTGGCAGTCTCCTTGTCGAGTTCCACCTCTCCACTATTACTTTTGGCCTGCGAATAGTTCTTGCATACAGGCGAAGCATGGAAATACTCCACCTCGCCATCAATATGCTTCACCAGTTCCTTCGGGTCCACGTCTCTCACGTCAGCCGTAACAATATGTTGTCCGAAGTTATTGCGATATACACCGCTTATCTTCCGGTCATATTCCACGGCCACAACTGGGTCGATGATACCCTTCAAACCTTCCTCTACCAGTCCACCACCGCTAAAGTAGGTACCAGCCTTCATCAGAGAATCAGGGTGCTTCTTCAATTTCTGCTCCATGATAGGAGATTTCACGATACCCTTACCGCCCCATTCCTTGAAAGCGTCCTTGGTCATTTTCACGTCCACAAACTGAGCCTGCGGAAACTCCTTCTTCAAATCTGCCATTTGCTTCAGGAACTTCTCCTTAACCTCTGGGTTCTGTCTGCCTTGCTCCACGGTCGTAATAGGTACACCAAGTTTGGCAAGTTCTCTCAACTGGTTAGGGGTAACTACATTCCAAGGAATAGCCAAGCCTGTACCGCTCAGTTGAGCAGCGATTTTCTCAGCCACCTCCTCATCAGGCACGATTCTCACTGCCTTTCTCCAACGAGATAGCATCACGCTTCTCTGTCTGTCCTTTGGCAGAAGACTGTTCACTGTTCCAGAAGTCCAAGGCACCAAGCCTACAGAGTCCTTTGCGCCCACGGCATGATAACCGCTCGTCTTCTCGCTCTCAGGAATCTCCCATTCTACAACCTTTATGTTACCTCTAGCGTAAGCACCAGAGAATTGGTCGTTCATCACCGAAGTTGAAGTGTGCATGTAAGGATTGTAAGCAGCTGGCACAGGACCTTCTCCTGCCCCAGGGTTCTTATCGGTCTTTACAAGTTGGAATTTTCCGTTCTTCACAAGATCCGGTCTTTCATCAGCCCCCATCCAGGCACCAATCTCGGTAGCATCAGTACGCTTTCCGTCAAGAATGGCAGCCATAGGTGAATAGAGTTTGCCATCCACCTCCTGCATTCCGCTATACATTCTGAAAGTCTTCTCCTTATTCAGCCTCTCCAGTTCCTCCGGCTCAGTCACTCGATGGAAGCGAACATCCTGCTTGCGAGAATTGAAACGCTTAGAAGGAGGAATAACGTCACCATTATCATCATAGGTAACAAGGTCGTTCAACTTTCTGTTGTTCTTGGCATTCTTGTATTTATACGCCTTGCCATCATCAAAGCCAAACTCGTTTGCGTCATTACCATCCCACCACAGTTGAGTAGCCGGAACTTCGTCTTCAATGATACGATATTTGCCATCCAATCGGTTCGTTCCGTGCATTTCGGCATATTTCTTAGAAGGAGTAACCCAGTCACCATTACGCAACTTTCCTTCTTTCACAGAAGTCGGAACAGCACGATAAACCTTTACCTTAACATCCTTCTCGCCATTCTTAATGGCATCAATAGCCGTATTGATGGCTTTCACAGATTCCAATCCATGAGGAGTGTTCTGCGAATAACGCTCAGGGTGAGAGAAGTAATCATCCGGCTGAGGAGTATAACCCATAGCCATATCCTCCAGGTTCACATCCGAGCCGCTGGATTCCCAATCGTCACGTCTCGCCTTGTCGCTTTCATATCCAGGGTTTCCCGGAGCAGCCCAGGCACCTACACCCTGATATGCGCTTTCGGTATCATCATACCCCTTGCGTCTGGCAGCCTCATCAAGCATTTCCCTGGCAGTAGCATCATCACCCTTGGCAAGAGCATCCATATACTGCTTGTCAAGCTGATCATCAGGAATCAGAGAAAGTTCCTCCAAGTGCTTTTGTCGCTTGGCTTCCTCTTCCTCAGCTCTCTTTCTTGCAGCTTCCATGGCGTTACGCTGCGCCTCCACCTGCTTCACGCGTTCCTCGATCATAGCATCAAGGTCGCCAAAGTTCTCCTTCAAGGCATTATTTACAGGCACGGTGTACTTAAGAAGGTCCTTGAAAGAGGAAATCTTATCTTCATTTGCCTGCAACAGATGGCGTTTGATATTGGCTCTGGCACGTGCAGCCTCAGATGTAGAACCCTTCTTAATAGCATTGGCGTACATCGCCACATCAGCCTCATCAACCCCAAATTGCTGAGAAACAGCCTTAATTTTATCCTCCACAGATAAATTTCCATCATTTCCCTTGGTGGTTTCAGAATTATTATCTACCTTTGCACGCATAAAAGCATTTCCATCATTGTTATGTGCTCCTTCGGGAGTGTTTGTGGAGTTTTCAACTACCCTAGACGTCTCTGATGGATTTGCTTTTTTATTTGAATAGAAATCATTAAAATATTCCTTGTTATTCTTTGGTTCTGTTACTACAGTATATTTTACTTGTGAAGTTGGATCTACATAAACATAGGCAACTCTGCCATTATCGCTTACTTTGCGTTCACCTTCTTTTAATACTGTAGGAATCAGCAACAAATCATCAACATTTAAAGAATTAGCTTTTACACCATAATGACGGAATACGCTATGCTTTGTTCCTGCATGATTATCATTTCCTTGGCGCATGATGATTTTATTGCTTCCATCTTCACGCTCCACGGTTAATGATACATTATCCTTTTTCCCAGAATAAACATCAGCAACTGCCTGTTGAGCTTCATCAAGTTCTCTACCTTCTAGTTGTGTAGAAATGTCCTTCATACGTTTCTTGGTAGTAGAACCCATAAACTTGATGTCATCAACATTCTCTGCCTCATGAAGTTTAATACGAGGGTCCACCCCATTCGCCAAGTCTCTCAACACAAGATTACGAATATCCTCCAAGGTCATTTTCACAATGTCCTCAGGCTTCCACTTTGTAAATGTATCAAGAGTCCAATACCAGAACTTCTTCAGCCACTCCTTCAACTTATTGATAACGCTCAGTTCCTTGGCTGTATCAAGCGGATTCTCCTTGATAGCATCCTTAGCCATCTGTTCCAGGATGGCAGCTCCGTCCTCACCGGTCAAACGAGCAAAAGCCTCATCGCAAATCTGCTCATCTGTCAGATGATTATAGTTAGGATCCTGCTTCAAATCGGCATATAGCTGGGTCTTCATGATGAGTTTATCACCATGCTCTATAAGTTCCGGATTCATGTTTTTGGCAGCAGTACGCCAAAGATGTTGATACTCATGGATAGGAGTATTGGGATTCAGATGCTCCTGGTTCAGCACAATCTCCTTGCCATCAGTGTAGCCATAAACCACACCCTTACCCTGTGCAAACTTGGTATTACCCACGATATTGGCATTGTTCTCGTCAAAGACCACATAGTTATAATCACCTTCCTTGGCACCGCCATGAATCATTCCAGCAGGGTACTTGATGCCGACAAAACCTATTTCACCCAAAGCCCTTGATGCTAATTCTGCACCATACGAAGGTCTTTCACGGTCAAAGAAGTCTTCCAAAGCATGATAAAGTTCTTCACCTTTCAATGTAGGAAGTTTCTGCATGCCATTCTCAGGAGAATCAAGCTTCATTTGGATGATACGCTCAATCCTATCTTTATCATAATTCGCTCCACCATCTTTGAAATACTCGTTTTCATTGAAGCCATGATGGGTTATTTCCCATAGTCTGTACCATTTTTCCAATGGGAAGTTTTGAGAATCATTCCATCCAAGGTAGTTTTCACCATTATCATCAGGAATATCCACGTCATAGAGGTTGGCACTGGAAATATTAGGCAAATCTTCCTTTTTGGTGTTGGAAATGATTTCACGAATACGCTTTTCTTCCTTTAAGTTTGCCTCAATATGAGCACGTTTTTCTTCTGAAATACTACTTTGGTTCAGTCTGTCTTCATCACTTTTAATGTCTACATCAAGTTCTTTCAAAACGAACCCCTTAGCATCTTCAAGAGACTCACTATTTGCTGTCTTTACAAAGTACGCATACCAGTTATCAGCAATAGGAGAACCCATATTCGGATAAAAAATAGCATTATTCGCTTTTCTATTCTTTGCACGACTTGCGTAGTCTTCTCCAATCTTTCTAGAGTTTGTAACATACACACCATGGCCAAAGGTCTCACTACCTTCACCTTGCAAGGCATGAGACAAATCGAACTTGTCAAAGCTAGCACCAGTACCATGGTAAGTACGCAAGAATCTTACTCCCGGCTCAGCAACAGCCTTCAACTGATTATCTAACTCAACATACTTATGGAACAAGTCATCAAGTGTATCTTGATACTTTTCAAAGGATTTATCCCTGTAGTCAGTCCAAACATCATCTGGAATATCGTTCTCAGAAGATAAGCCATGCTGATCCATATAGTCCTGCATTAACTGATTTTGATACTCTGCGCGCTCTTTCTTCTTGGCATTATAGGAATCCTCGGTTTCTTTAATCTGCTTCTCTAACTCGATTCTCTTATTGAGCAGAGATTCTGCCTTATAAGGGTCAAACTCATTAGGAACATCACCCTTTACGTCCTTGATCTGTTCCTCAAATGGCTTATTGAGATTAAATGCCTTGTAGTTTCCTATCTTCCAGGCATTGGTATAGTACTTGCGCCACTTCTCTGCTAAGTTCTTCTTCTCAAAGTACTGAGGAGGTTGGTTCGGATTATCCATATTAACGATGGCATACTGCTTAAATTTGTCCGGTCTGTTCCCTGCAGCCCAGTCATAAGCAGCCTTGGCCGCCTCCTTCTGCTCAGGAGTCTTGATATAGAAGCGAAGACGAGGATCATTCAAAAGCATTTCTACTGCCATGTTATCCTGCGCCTCAGCCACCTTCTCCATATCCTCATTACTAACAACCTTCACCGGGATGCCAGCCTTCTTAAGCATAGTAGATACAGCATCATAAGCCACCTTCTGCGCCTCAGTCAGATTCTCCGGCTTCACCTCCTTCACATCGCGGTCAAATTTCGCCTGTTCCTTCTGTACCATAGCATACTCCGCAAAAGGCTTAGTCTTGCGGTCAGAAGACTCCAGCCACTTATCAAAGGTAGCCTTAGGCACAGAAGTAACCTTACCAAGTCCCTTCCAGCCTTTAGAGTAGTTACTGAGATAAGCCTCTGTAGCAGCCTCCTCAGAAGGATAGCCATACATCACCTTATGCTCGTCAAACTCACCAGTCTCTGGGTTCACCTGGTCAACAACATAAACGTTACCATCAAAAGTATCAAGGTCTGCAGCATCATTGATGAACATATCAATATGGTCACCATCAACGCCAATTTTACCAAAAATATAGCCATAAGTATCGTGCATGGTCACGCTCCAAGGCTTGCCCTGCTCGTCCTTACCGCTTCGAGTCACGCCCTTTGGTGTTTCTACGGTATAATCGTAGCCACCAAAGGACAAATGACCCTTTTTGTAATTGCCAGCCTTCTTCTGAGCCTCTGTTGGTTCGGTCTCAGTCTCGGAAATGGCACTCTTTAAACGTTCTCCGAAGGATGCTTCTTGCGGTAGATGTGAGCCTCGAACAGCTGAGCCTTCGCCAGGTTCCATGCTGCCAGTCTCTTGTCTCCCTTTGCGTCCGCTATCAGAGCCTTCTCCAATCTCGGACTCAGAAGATGCTTCTCCGCTACCAACTTCTTCGCCTTGGCTATTTCCTTCATCAACTCCTCTCCGTGAAGAGTCGCTACCCAGGCTACTGCCTCCTCCATATCCTTCTTCATTGCTTCTGTCATCATAATCAGCTAATTCTGGTAAAATTGATTTAACATATTGTTTGTACTCTCGATCACGATCCTCAATCTCCATCATACGGTCAAATTCAAGTCCATTGATGTGATCAAGTTCGCTTTCAGACGGCAAAGATAACTCTTTTTCGTGAATATACGATTTATATTTCTCAATTTCTGCCTGTCTTTCGATAATTTCTCGCTCTTTCTGTGCTTCGTAATACTCTTCCTCGCTTGAAAGTTCATCTTCTGCAGCAGCTATGCGGTTCATTAGAGCCACATTTCTCATTTCCTTCACGCTGTCATAAGACTTGAACATATCAAGAAGGGCATTACGAACATCTTGATCGGTATATCCCATATCCTGCAAGTTTACAGGAAGGTCATTATATACTCTCACAGCAAATTCGTTAACCGACATACCGGTTCCTTTCTTTGCAATAAGATAATTGAACTTATTAGAATCATACCCCTTGCCAATACCAAACTTAAAATTGCTCTTGCCCAACTCATATTGAAGAGATTCTGGATTCAAGCTATGAGGAAGCAAAGACTCTGATACAGCCTCTTCGAGAGTCTGAGGAGTTAAGTCCATCACATCAACGGAAGCATCCTTATATATTTCATGGATAGCTTTCATATCGTTCTTCTTCAGCGCATCAGTCACCAATGCCTTACGCTGCTCAGAAGGAGTCATACCCAGTTCCTCCATTTCCTTCTGGCTAACTTCTGTTTTATAAAGCTTGCTGAGTTTATTAGCTTGTGCCTTCAAACCCTTTGCTGCAACCGACAAATTAGTCTGCAGGGCCTCCAGTTGAGCCTTTGTAGTATTCAATTCCATGAGTTGTGTAGGGTCCAACTCTGTTTCGCCATTGATATACTGATCCAGCATATCATTCACACCATTTATCTTGCGCTCCACATCCTCCTGGGTATGATAGATGTCTTTGCGCTGAGAGGTAATATAGTCGGTAGCCTTATCCATAGTTGGATATTGCTTCTTCAATTCTTCATCTTCAAGTACGAGCACATGGAAATCATCAGATGGCACGATGGCTGATTCATCAACACCAGCCTTCTCTACCTCAGCCTTGCGCTCCTCCTTCATAGCTTTCACCTCATCAGGAGTCATCACACTGTTGCGGATAGTATTCCAGTTCTTGAAACGAGCATCAAGATCAGCAATCTGCTCATTAACCAGACTCAACTCATCCTCCACCTTCTTAGCTTTTTCCGGGTCAAGATCGGCATTGGTATCAAGCCAGTTCTGATATTCAATAGCAGCCTTTCTCTTGTTGGCAAGTTGCGTTTTGATGTCATCACGGCTGCCATTAACCAGATTCAAAAGTTTGCCATGGTCTTCCCCAAACTGCTCCTGCAGATACTCAGCCGCCACATTTGGATCTGTATCATTAGAAGAATAGTCCGGCTGGCCCTCGCTCAGTCCCACGATGCCATTGGCATAACGCTGTTTCTTATCAGCATCAGCCTGAGAAGCTGCTTCCTGCTCGCGTTTAGCATCCTCGGCATCCAAATGTTGATTAATGGTATTGTCGAGCGCATTCTTGCGCCATGCTGCAAACTCTTCTTTAGATAGGGGAAGATAATCTTTGCCATCAGTAAGTACAATCTTTCCGTCCTTGCTATATCCAGCAAAGGTCATGTTGATATTAGCATCGCCCTCCTCCATGGCAACTGTTACCTGATCATTCGGCTTCAAGCCGCTGCCATCAAACTGGCTGATAAACTGCTGCGCTCTCGCTTCCTTCTGCTGAGCCAAAGAACTCTCAATGTATTCATCAAGAGAAACAGGAGTGCCCACCTCTTTAATCTCGGCATTAGATACCTGCTTAATCATAGGCTGTCCCTGCTCATCAGGAACGACAACAAAGGCTCCACCATATTCGTTAGCCTTCTTCAGAAAGACCTGTTTTCCGCTATCCAGAGTAGCTGGCACGATGTTTCCGTCTTCCGTCTGGTATGGCCACAGTTGCTCCTTCAGGGCATCACCATAACCATCATCAGCATGCTGCAGAGCATCAATAGCACCCTTCTTGGCATCCATAGCCTCCACATACTTACTGATTGCCTCTTTCTGTGCTGGGGTCAGACTGGCACGCTGAGCCACAAACTGCTCCATATCTCTACCTTCATTATAGGCATTGGCTACAATATCAGGCATCTTCTCGTTATCAGCAAACGCTCGCTTCAAACGTCCTGTTGCCAAATCGCTATTATAGTCAATCGCCTGCAAAGCCTCAGAATCCCCATTCTTATAGGCATTCTGTCCCATAACAAAAGCATCAGAGCTTGCAACCTTAGGCTCATTTCCTGCACCCTCAGCAGCAGAGTTTGCAGGGTTTGCAGCAACTTCTGCATCACTCGGAGTTGGTACGGAGTTGGTACGGTCTTGATATGGAGCAGGTCCCTCTGAAACTGGAGGCTCCTGACCACTAGCAGAACCCTCAACAGAAGCAGGTCCCTCAACAGGAGTAGCTGTTTTTGCGCCATCAACATCGCCCTGCTCTATACGTTTTTTATCATCCTCTATCTGCTTCATTTCACGTTTCAGTTCAATGGAATTGTAAAGCTCCTTAAGATAAGACTCAACCAAAGGCGCATATTTCTTATCTTTCGACTCCAAAGCCTTACGAAGTGTACCGCGCGCCACGCCATGGGAATCCTCAAACGTGTTGACAAACTCCCTCATCACAGAACTATTCTCCAGAGCACTGTCATAATAATGACGGTATACGTTAACCTGCTTCTGCTCCTCGTCAGTAAGGATAATACCCTTCTGCTGCTTATCCATGATCTCCTTGATGGTACCAGCATTCTGATGAAGGTAAACCGCTGCCTTATCCTCATCCGTCAATTTCTCACCCATATTATATTTCTGCGCTGCCTTGTTGTATAAGCCATCAAGATGCTCCTGGGTAAACTCATTATGGAACTCACCTTCCAACACAGAAGCCAAACCAAGAGTCTTCTCATACTCCAGTTTCTTATCTGCTTTCTGAGCCTCATCAAGAGAAGAATACTCCTTTCTGTCAACAACACCGCCATCCTTGTTCAAAGTTTCGAGATAAACCTTGCCACCATTATCCATTGGTTGCACGATGATGGAATCTACAATAGGCGAGAAAGAAGAAGGTCGTTTGCCTTCTACAACTGCCATCATCTTAGCCTTCAACACCTCCGGCACGCTCTTGTCGTTCATCAGGTCCATATACTTCTGGGTTAACTGCCCATCAAGTCGCTGAGCATTCTCACCAACCACAGCATACTCCCCGATGCCCATCTTCTCAAAAGCATCACGAAGACCATCATAGCCGAATCTCTTCAACTCGGCAATATCCTGATCAGTGAACTCAAACTTCTTGTTAAACTCCCTTGCGTCCTTGAATCGAGCATACTTGCCCACCATGCCCGGCAAGCCGATAGCAGTAAGGTTCGCCATGCTCTCCAAGAAACTCTCGGCAGCATCCTTGCCTGTAGGCTTAAAGTTAGGGTCATGCGCCATGCGCTCCAGTATCTGCTGCCCGGTCATAATGCTCGAATCAGCAACCTTACCACCAATATCTGCCAGAATATTGGTAGCCAAGCCTCTACCCTTACCTACCATATTAGCGATGGTTCCACCCTGCATGATAGCACCTACGGCAGTCTGTTTAGCCACCTCGCCCAAAGTATTAGCGATAACCTTACCCACAGAAGGATTGTAAATCTTGCCATTCTCATCGAACTGACCTGTACGATAAATCTCATCAATAGGCTTCGAGATTGCAGACTGACCACCAAAGGTAACAGCACCATGCGCGGCTCCACTCTTCAAAGCCGCGGCCTTACTTTTACCGATAAGCACCTTGGCAGCTCGCTCAGCCATCTTGCGCTCCATACCCTTAGCCATGAGGTCACCTGCCAGTTTACCCTCTGCCTTGGCTACCATGCTCTTAGTCAACTTGCCACCTGCGGCTCCCGGCAGCCAATAACTCCAGGCATCACCTGCAAAGGTCAGAGCACCACTAGCCACGTTCTCCCAGAAGCCAGGCTGATACTGCTGATTGGCAATATCCTCCAGCCAGTTCTGGTAGTCCGTCTGAACAGCCTTGCGAGTAATCTTACCCACAATAGTGTTACCAAGACCAGTCTTCATGATGTACTCAGCACTACCCTTAGGCATCATACCCTTAATCTCTAGCTGGTCGAGTTCATTCTTAAGAACAGAATTAATCATCGGCTTGAACTGCTTAGGATCACTACTCTGAGTGCCATTCAAGCCATATCGCTGCATCACCTTAAATGCCGCATTGCTCATATCATTCAGGAACTCCGGATTCCGGTAGAGCCTGCCAAACTTCTTCTGCAAACTAGAAAGCACCTTTGCAGGATCCTTGGCCTCGTTTGCCTCATACTGAGCACCAAGTGCTGTACCTAGACGAAGATTAGCCGGAATAAACTGGCTTCCTTCCATTCCCTCCGTAAATGCCTTACTGCCTGCCTCCTGAGCCTTGTTGTACTCATCCACTACAGATGGATTCACATACTTACTGATAACACTAGAAAGAGCATCATTGATGTCCTGATTCATCAGTCTGTCCTGTACATTCTCATCGTGAGAATAGAGGCGTGTTGCGATGCCCTCGGCTATATTGCGGTAGTTTGGACCATATTTGTTCACCAAACTCTGTACCATAGCTGGCTTTAAGAACAGTCCCACATAGTCATCATAGCTGATACCCATGTTATATGCCTCCTGCTTCAACTTATCCTGCACGCCATGGCTATACCATTGCGCTTCGATACTCTGCTCAGCATCCTGTACGGTATCATCAGGCAAAGAAGAAACTACCTGGTTAGTAACGTCCATAGCCGAACGGTTGGCATATCTGCCCAGAGCAGACTTCACTATGCTCACTGCCTCCTCATTGCTATTGGCAGTACCATCAGCCAACAAGTCGGCAACCAAATTCTCAAAGTAAGTACTCTGCTTATCCGGTCTCTGCTTCCAGTTTTCCAGATAGTTGGCAAGTTTAGCATCCATCAACCCCTCATTATTCACCACACCGGTTGGAGTCGTAACAGGAGCCGCCTCTTTAGATTCAGGAGAAACCGCATTAGCTGATGATGAAGAAGAAGCTTCTTCCTTCACAGGCATTTCCTCACCTTTTACAACAGGCTGAGGAATCTCTGGTGATGGCTGATATGTTCCGTTGCTCGTCTGAGCACCAGTAGGAATCATATCCAAAACTTTTGCTATAAGCCCAGGATCCTTGTCTGTTGTTTCCTGCTTCTTTGCTGGTTGAGCCACCTGCGGCTTAGTTTCAGTAGAAGCCTTCTGCTCTACACTCTGAGTCGTAGCAGAAGCATCTACCTGCTTACCACCACCAGAAGTAGATGGAGCTGGCTCCAGCACCATCTTATCAAAGTCAGCCTGTGTTCCCACATCATACCCCATGTTCTTGGCCTCATTGTAGTACCAGTTACGATCTTCCTCGTTGTTCAAGTCCTTTTTGAAGTCATCATAGCTACCTACTTCATAGCCATTGTTCTTGAACTCATTATAAAAATATTGTCTGTCTTGCTCGTCAAACATACCTTATCTTATTTTTTTTGATTAATAATCAGTTACTTTCTTCTCCTTGATGGTGGAACCTTACTGCCGCCTCTACGTGAAGGAGGTACTTTACTGCCACCCCTACCTCTACGAGAAGGAGGAGTCCGGTCTAACTTCATCTTAGCCTTAGCCCATCTAGAAGCCTGCTGACGATTTTTCTCATTCGCCCAAGTGCCACCTCTGCCATCATTACCACCGATAGCCATACCATTGTTTTTAGCCCATTCATTCACATGTTTCTTGAAAACAGGGTCGTTCACATACCTGGTGTTGAAATCATCAGACTCCTTCTGGTTGGCATTCCTCTGATTCTGTCCCTCTGTTTGCGAATTGATATGCCTAACTTGCGCTCCCTTCACGTTAACGCTAGCATTATGATCAGCAGCTCCGGCATTGGCATTATTAGTTTGAGCATCAAGTAATTTTCCCTTCTTGCCTCTCAAAGCATCCTCTGTATTTTTCTTCGATGTACTAAGTGCAGCCTGTGCAGCAGCAGCATTGCCTCTCTCCTTCTCCGTCTGAACCTTTACAGGAGTGAGAGCATCCGTCTGATTCTTCTGTGAACCACGATAAGCTGCCAGTGCCTCGTTTGCCTTTGCAGCAGCCTCTGCCTGCATCTGTGCCTGTTTTTCTTGACGGTCCTTATAGATATTCACCATCATCTGGTTATATCCCTTGGCACGAAGAGCCTCAGTAGCCTCTCTTATCTTGCGTTGGCGATCAGTAAGTTCTTGTGCAGATTCTATTTTTTGCGATGGAGCACCTTGAACTGTACCAAAGAAGTTACCCAAGTGCATAAAAAGATTTCCCCATTGTTCCCATTTGGCTTGATTCTCTGCCTTCTTCTGCAGAGCTGCATTTGCAGCCACAGTTTTATCGGCATCACCAAGTGAAGAAAGCCAAGGCATGAAGGCAGACCAGTTTCCATCACCATTCTTCTGGTAATCCCTCATAATGTCATAAGGCTTCATCTGCCTCAATAGAGGGTTCTGCTCTATCTCGCTATAAGGTCTACTCCAGTCTATCTTGATACCCTGGTTAGGCTCCACCTTGGTAACTTCCTCGGTTGGCTGCTGGGCAAAAGATTCCTTGCCACCATTTCCAGTAATACCGGTCGTATCTATGGCTGTACCCTTTCCCGGTTCTGTATCAGTTGTCTGAACTGATACTGCATTTTCCGGCTTCACCGCATTATCATCAGGGAAATTAGTAATAGGAGTAACGGCAGTAGCCGGGCGTTTAGAAGTTAAATCATCTAGTGTAAATCCCATAATTACCTCCTTCCTTAAATTGGCAATTTACTTGCAGCTCCAGCCAAGCCACCAGCTGCATCCGTGATACCCTGAGCAGTAGAAAGAGCCTTCTCCTTCTTGGCAGTGGCGATGTAGTTAGTCATCTGGTCTATCTGCTCATCAGCAGTATTCCACACATTTTCTTTGGTCTGAGCACCTTGCACAGCAGCCTCTTGCATAATCTTACCCACCTGCTCCTGGGCAGCCTGCTTACTCAGCGCAACCGCTTCATCAGAGCCACCACTAACAATATTGGTGTTCTTTGCGGTTGCTGTAGCATTATCCAATACCTTCTGGGCATTGGTCACGGCTACCTGATTCTCCGCTGACTGAGTAGGATCCTGATAATACAAGTTGTCACGATGATCCTTCACCTGTTGCATACGGTCTTGAAACATGTTGATATAATCATTATATCCCTTGTTTCTTGCTTTAGCTGCTAGAGCACCACCTACAGCAGAGGTCAGTCCACCAGCAATACTTCCAATAATTCCCATAAAATTCGAATTTTAATGTTTAAACTGTTCAAAAGTAATGCGTTTTTCTTACCTATCTGTGATAAGTTCCGCAACTTGAACACCAAGTTTCGTAATTTTTTCCTATATTTGCACCCGAAAACTATCAGTGAACATTAAAAATCAATAGAATATGGCAGTAAAACAAGAAAATAATAATGAGCCGAAGCCAAAGAGGAAGAAAACTGGCGGACGTAAGGCTGGCACACCTAATAAGGTTACCAAAAGTGTCCGTGAAAGCCTCCGTGATGCCCTTACTGGCTACATCAATGGTATCAATGAGAAGAACTATTCTCTTTTCACGGATCTCATGCAGATTCAAGAGCCTGCCGGACGTCTGGCGATGGTGGCAAAGTTCCTTCCATACGTGGCTCCAAAACTCCAGTCTGTATCTTTCAATAATGATGAATCCAGAAACTTATCTGTGGAGGAATCTTTCATGCAGTTGGAAGAGAAATTTGAGAAACAAGAAACCACTATCAACATCAAAAATCTCAAAATTGTTAATAATGGCTAATTATAAAAAATGGGTAGCCCTCTCTAAATTTTCTTCAACTTTAGAGAAGACTACCCTTGACTTGGTTATCGAGCAAAAACGCTCTATTTTAACTTATATTGGGTCAATTTTAATCTGTATTAACATAAAATAGCTATTTTATGTCCCTGACTCGTTCAAAGTACTTCGTCTGGTCCTTGGTGATATTCTTCACCTTGATCTGTATCGTACAGTTAGTAGGCACAGTATCATTTATGCTGGCCATGAGCTGTTCTATTATCTCATCTGTGTTCTTGTAGCCCTTGCCATCCACATGAGCCACAACCTCACCCATGAAGTAAGCATCAGCAGACAACTCAAATGTTTCCTCTACCTTATCAAATTCAGGAACATGATACTCCTGCATTCGCCTGCTTGGATCATTGGTAAAGAAGACCTTCTCCACCACCTTCTCATTTAGTTCCCAAGCCCTAGAGAAATCTGGCTTCACATATCCGCTTGTTATCCTATGAGCTGTTGCATGATTCATAGCAAAGCCAATCTCTGCATAGTTGGCACCAATATCATTCTGGGCTACTGTGGCCCAAGTGTGCCGGAATGTATAAGGAGTATAAAAATTATCATCAGGCATACCCAAATAGTTCTTACAGATAGCTTTAATGAAATGTACCAAATTCGTATCCATAGAACGATTAGTGGAATACATTTTATGAAAAATAAATAGATAAGGGTCACTTTCCTCAGAAAAATATTTCTCCAAGGTTGGTAAAAGCATATCCGGCACTCTCATTTCTATATACGCTTTATCATAACGACGCGTACTTGTTTTCTTTCTCTCATAGTGCAAGATTCCATCATAATAGTCCACCTTTTTCATTTTCATGAGGTCAGCTACATTGATGCCAGCCAAGCACAATATCATCTTGCAAACATCCAGAGCCAACTGCTGCCGTGGATATTCAGGAGTAACGGCAAAAAACTTTCTACACTCCTCCAGTGTGATGGCACGCTTGTGTGGACCTGCTTTTTTCTCTATCTTTATCTTATTCCAAGGATTGAATTTTATTGGCATAAGACCTGCCTCCTCATCATTAAATTTCTTGATACCTTCCAAATAAATACGCTTAACCAAAGAAGGATAATAATTTCTGCTACTAGGCTTATTCTCCATGGTTTTCATCCATGCTGTCAGAAAACGTACAGTTAAGTGCGAAAACATTACCTTATCAGTACCAGCAAAGTTTTCCAAATGTTTCAAAGCACTTTCATAAATTTGGCGTGATGAAGGCTGCAAAGAAAGTGATTGAAGATAAGAACGAGCAAATTCAGAAAAACAAATATCCTGTGCAGAAGTCAAAAGGTAATCTCTAACCTTATAAACTGACCAGTCAGTTATATCAAGTCTGTTCAATTTGTCAACCCAGCCATTTATTTGGCTCATACAGGCTGCAAGCACGAATGAGTCCTTCACCTCTTTCGTGCCCTTAACCAATCCTTTGTCTGTTACAAACTTATCGGTCTTAACTACCAACTTTTGACGGTTATGCAGTATTCTAATGTAAACTGGATAATAACCATCAGAACGTTTCTTTGAAACTACCACTTTAAATGTTGCCATATTACCATATATTTTTTTTGCAACTGTTTTGCAACATTACATTGCACATGTCCTATTTAACGTGTCAAACGTAAAATTTTAGCACGAAGATAAGTGCTTATACATCAATACATTATATATATGTAGCTGATATTCAGATAATTATCAAAAACCATGATATAAAATCACAGTTTTAATCATATTATCCTTTATCTACTAATACCTTATTATATTGTATGCAACTATCTTGCAACACATTGCGATTTATTTTTTACTAAATTATATTTCTATTTTCCACACCAGCCACACAAGGTTTTGCCTTGATCAATGGCACTAGCCTCATCTATAGAAGTTATCTTGCCTGTACTTCTCTTAAGAGCTGGGCAATTTCTGTCCTTGTGGTATCGCTTAGAACCTGGACTGTCTGATACATATACGTTGCCTCGTGCTGTTACCTCAGTTTGGAAGCTATCAGCCTCAGCATTACTAGAAGAAGACAACCTGCCTATTGAGTAACCTAGCATTAACACACTAACACAAAAGATGAACACGGATAGTTTTAAATAACGTTTGCCTCTTTGTATTTCATTATTAAATTTGGAAGCATAGAAACTTATCGTAACTTCATTTTTACTTAAATAATCCGTGTCCAATAATGATGTTCCCCACTTACTAACATAATCAATAAAATAAACTTTCCGTTCTTTAAGTTTGGCAAGATCAATTTTTGCCAAAAACATCTCCATATCGGTTAAACCTATATTATGTTCAACTTTCCATCGAACGACCCGATAGTCTATCAAGCGATTCTTAAGAAACCGTAAACTCAAATAGCTAAAGAACCTAAAACAAGAGAACTGAAAATAATTAAGATATTTTGTTGTATCTAATTTTTCTGTCTTCTCAGGTTTTGTTTTCTTAAATGTTTTTTCTAAATCATCTTCTGTAAATCCCATATCACCACATCTTAACTATCCTACATGTACGTGACCTCTTGCAGAAAGACCCTGGATCTCCCTCAGCAACTTATTCTCAGCTCTTAGAGCAATCAACTCTTCATACATAACTTGATCACCCTTTGCTGGAGCCTCAGATGTACCTGATGCGCCATTTATCAATTCAGTAGGTTTGACTCCCAACACCTCTGCCATTTTCTCCACCATACCCAGGGACAAATCATTTCCTTCCATTATTGCCTCTACCTCTGAACGAGACACATTAAGCATAGAAGCAAGTTTAATTTCCCCTATGCCTTTTTCTTTTAAAATAGCTTTTACCTTTAATATATTCAGCAATGATGTTTTGTTTTCTTCTACAGATGAAGAAAACAACTTAAAGAAATCATAATTAAGAGCATTGCATATCTCAACCAACTTATCAGAATCGATTGAAGATTTGGATAGAACACGATTGACATTTTGATTAGGAATGCCGATTCTACGCCCAAACTCAGACTTAGTAATACCTAACTCATTGATTCTTTGCTCAATAGCTAGACCAACATTAATAGTTTTGTTCATAATATCAATCACTTTAAATTGTTAATATCAATCAATATAGCTTATTACTTCTTAAATAAACAATCATTTCTGATTATTTTCAAGCTAAAATGATTATCTTTGCACCGTAAAGTTAGTAAATAAATAAATAAGTACCAAATAAATTTGAAGAAAAATGAAGAATGAAGATAAAAAAGTTCCAGATGCGCCTAAAAGGCTATGGGTTCGAACAAATTCTTTGATACATGACACAGGCTTAACGGCTGTAGGAAATGTTTCATACAGAGAATATTGGATCGGACACAAAAATAAGGTTCCAAAGAATATAAGACCTTGGAGTTATGAGGAAGAAGAGGAATATATCAGCCTCAGCCAATCTTGGCATAAGGCAAAGGAAGTTCCAGAAGATTTGCACACCTATATCATTGGTGTTTCCAAAAACTTCACTCATCCGGTTCTTATAGACTTTGAAAAATGCAAGTTGCATAAAATTGGCGATGCTTTCAACATTAGCAATAAGATGAAATGGAACGTAATCATCCGCAAGCAATTCCGCTTCGCTTACTGGGCTTACATCAAGGACTTAGTTCCTACCATATAGGAAGGAGGCAAAAATGAAAAAGAATAAAGCTCTATTCCTCGATATTATGCTCAATAACAGATTTGTATGCACACTGAAATACATGTATTGTCCATTGTTCGTGATAAGATACGAGGCGTTAATAAAGTTTGTTCTCGATAAGAGACCGTCTTTGAAAGGCAAACCATTCAGAATAATGTTTTGAAACAACAAACGAAACAAAGCGTATGAAAAAGATAATGTTCAATGACCAATACGGTCTCACCGAAGCAGTTCTAGATGGTCGCAAGACTCAGACAAGAAGAATCGCTTATAAAGAGCCTTTCAAGTATAACTGCAATTGCGGTTTCTATACGGAAGGAAAAGACAAAGGCAAACTCGCCATCAATGATGGAAATGAGATTGTAGCAAAGTCCACTTATAAAATAGGTGAAGTCGTAGCAGTCGCACAAAGATACAACTATATTCCGTTTACCGATGAAATATTCATAGGGGCAGGCTTTTGCAAAGGATGGTTAAACAAGATGTTTGTGAAGTCAAGTTTGATGCCTCATCAAATCAAGATTACAAACATTCGGTGTGAAAGACTACAGAACATAAGCACCGATGACTGCATGAAAGAAGGAATCTTCTGTAGCCACATCGAAGGGGTTCATGATGCCTATTCATACGATGCCACTAACGATAGCAAACGTAAGAAATGGTGGTACCAAACTCCTATCGAAGCATACAAGATGCTTAGCTGCAAGCTCCACCTCCATTGGGACAACAATCCTCTCGTTTTCGTTTACGATTTCAAACTAGTCAAATAATAATAATTAAAATCAAGCAATATGTCAGAAGAAAAAGTACCACTCAGACCTCAGATCAGAGAACTGGAGCTGGGTAAATCAATTTCATTCCCTATCAGAAGAATGAGAACGATCAAGACAACCTGCTCGGAATTAGGTGTAATTTACTGTCGTAAGTTCAAAACCAAAATCAACCGGGAGAAAGAGATCATCACAGTTACAAGAACAAAATAAAAACAATAGTCATGAACGAAGTAGTACAAATCCAGTTTGCAGATAAGATGCTATCCTTTGATACATTCCTGTCAGCCATACGTAACGTTGTGAAAGAAGAAGTCTGCAAGGCTGTGGGTAAACGTCCGTTCCTCACACAAGCCAAGGCATACGACATCTACGGAAGAAAAAACGTAGAGCGATGGAAACGTGAAGGAAAGGTGAAGGATTTCGCAAGAGGCAGTAATGGCAAGATTACTCGCCACGAATACAAAGTATCAGAGCTGGAAGCCTGTGCCTGCCAAGTTCAAGACTATCTGTGTCCCAAATAAGATTTTACTTTTAGGATAGATATAAGGCTGATATTGATTAGTACAAATTATGCGAAACTATGGTAGGTAACAGTTGCTTTGCCCATTATTGGGGGCGATGTTCAAGTTATAACGTTTAAATTACTTAGTTCTGGGTGTTTATCAAAAAAGACTGCGAAGAAGGACTAAGCAGCCAGGCACGGGGTTCGAATCCCTTTACCTACCGCAAATATAAACAATATAAAAAGATAAAGTTATGAAAACAATTAAGATCATCTTCTGCATTGCCATCTGGCTCGTTCTTGGATGGCTTTGCCTCAGTAAACTCTCTCAGGGCATTCATGATGAGAACCTCATTTCACAGATGCCTCAGAGCACCTATGATGAGATAGTAGATACTCTTACTACTAGAAATGGCTTTCAGCCTACTGAACATCAGATAGTAACTTACTATTATGAGCGATTCCAGAAGTAAGAGCACCGCAGCTCGCAAGTGCCTCCTCTGCCATGATGGGCGTAACTGCATCAATGGCAAGTTTTGCCTTAAGCACAAAAGATACGTGGAGCATCAGGAGAAACTGCCATGTGAATGAAAAATAGATAAACTAACCATCCTGCAAAGGATATAAAAGAAGATAATATGGCAAAAATGAATGTAACAGAAAAGGACTTTGAAGCTTTCTTACAAGCTACAGAATCTCTTATGGCTATATCTGGTACTTTGGATGATGACTTCAACGAAGAGGCCTATGCAATAAACAGACAGTTCAAAAATTTCAAGCGAAGATACTTAAAGGCAAAGGAGGGAAGTAGATATGGCTAAGTGTCCTTTTGATAAATATAAAGAGTGTCAAGAATCAGATTCGAGATATTGTTATTGTACTCTTCCATGTGATATATATAATAATTATAAGAAGAAGTTGTTAACTTAAAAGTATAGAGATATGAATTTAGGAGAACTCAGAAAAATCATAGCAGATATAGACACAGTATATGATATTTGTGATGTAACTTGTTATGAGAGCAATGGTAATTTAGGATATGCAAGTATTGCAACTACTGCTTATCTTGGGAAGACGTATGTAAATCAAGGCTATCCTATACGTAGAACATTTCAAATTCAATTTGAATTGCCAGATAAAATTAAAGAGAGTCAAGACACATTGACATTTGGCAATCAGTATGAGATTGAGACCGAACGGCTATCATTCAAGACCTTCGACAAGGTGCTGGTACGTAACAGAGGTGTACACAAATGGAGACCAGCTATCTTCGTACAAACACGTATAGGTGAATCCCCATACAAGTACAACGCTTTGCTATTATCTACTGGGCACGTAGGTGACTTTACCCAATGCATTCCATACGAAGGAAATGAGAAACTGGCATTCACAGCTATCCCATTCTAGGTAAACAGAAATGTGGTTTTATATAATTTCAATCATTATGGAATCAGAAAAAGCAAAGTCAGACCGCATAGCCAGGCAGCGAGAATACTATCTTAAGCATCGTGATAAAATGCTCGCCTATTCTCGCAACTACATTAAGGATCATCCCGAAAAGCAGAAGCTATATCGGGAAAATGCAGCCAAGAAACGAGCCAACGGCATTGGATATTATCAGAGATACTATCAGCGCAACAAAGAAAAATTGCTGGAAAAATCTAAGAGCTGGAGACAGAATCACCCCGAAAAGGTGAAGGAGTACCAGCGCAGATACTATCAGAAGAAAAGAGCAGCAGCAAAGAAAGAAAAGAAGATAAGGCTGAATCCAGATATAGATAAGGCAAAATCCCTCTTCCGTGATCCTTCTAAGACTGTTCACCTACAGTGGCTCCTGGAACACAACAGAAACAAATGTAAGCAATATGAATCACGCTAGTTTATTCAGCGGAATCGGTGGTGCTGAGGTTGCGGCATCCATGATGGGATGGCAGAACCTCTTCCATTGCGAGATACAAGAGTTCCCTCGCAAGGTGCTCCAATACTGGTTCCCAAATTCAGAAAGTTATGAAGACATTACCAAAACAGACTTCCATCAGTGGCAGGGAAAAGTCGATGTTCTCACCGGAGGATTCCCATGCCAGCCTTTTAGCGTTGCCGGCAGAAGAAAGGGAGAAGACGATAACCGCTATCTCTGGCCACAGATGCTACGAGCGATTCGGGAGATTAAGCCCACTTGGATCGTTGGTGAAAACGTTATTGGAATCCAAACTATGGTGGAGCCCAGCCAAGAGACTAAAGTGGGACGCACAGACGATTTATTCGAAGAGAATTACATATACAGAGAGGAAAGCAGGTTCACGCTCGAAAAAATCTGCCAGGAAATTGAAGAAGCAGGATATTCCGTCCAACCGCTTAATATTCCGGCTTGCAGTGTCGGAGCACCCCACAGAAGAGAAAGAGTCTGGATTGTTGCAAGAAGAATATCAACAACTCCTTTTAACCCCAACAGCAGTAATGATAGCCGAAAATCCGAAAAGATTCAAGGAAAGAGCCCAAAAAAACGGTTATCGGAACGGAACGACATACGGAAGCCTGGCTTCACAAGTGATGTTCTCGGACAGACTTCCCACACCCAATGCGATGGATATTCCTCACAAGGACATGGAAATCAACGAGCGAGGGAGAAGGAATCCAAAGAAGGGCAAGACCGACCACAGCCTGGGGTTAGAAGACATGGCAATAGCAAAACTTCTTCCTACTCCAACAGCCATAGACAAAGGAGGAGGGCGAATAAACAGAAGTCCATCACCGAATGCAGCAGATCGTCCAACCTTGGCACTCGCCGCTCGAAAAGGCTTGCTTCCCACGCCTTGCAGCATAGAAGCCACGAAGTTCACAAAGACTATCAATCCCAATTCCCAGATGGGGCAAGGAATTACAGCCTTAGCAGTAAACGGTCTTCTTCCCGCCCCTACTGCAATGGAGATAAAACACTCCAACCGGGTGAAAGGACTGAAAGAAAAGGGTGCAAAAGGGATGTACAGCCGGAAGAACGGAGCACTCCGACCGAATGGACTGACCGACTTTCTCGACTTCAACAATCAGGTAGGTGGAGGAACTTCCCAACTCAATCCCCTGTTTGTAGAGGAAATGATGGGATTCCCTTTGATGTGGACAGCCTTACCATTTCTTTCCCCAAGTGGCGACAAGAATCCATAAAGGCTTACGGCAATGCCTGGGTCCCACAAGTGGCTTACGAGATATTCCGTGCCATCGAGGCAGAAGAAAACAACAAATGATAGAAATCGTAAATTCTACATTCCAAATAAAAAAGAACAATAAAAATGAAAACAGATGGCTACATTCTTACTCCAGAGCTGCTGCAGTGGCGTTACTTTCATCGTCCGGTGGTGGTACAGGTGCTCATCTACGTGCTCCTGTCTGCCACCCACAATGAGGCTTCCGCTGCTACGCTCTCCTTACGTCTGTTGGCTGATCGGCTCCATACCTCGGTCAAGTCTATCCGCTGTGCCATCGATGTTCTCATACAGGAGCGAATCATCACAAAATGCAGCTCCCCAAAAGCCTCAACAATAGTGTATGTTAACAGTTCGCATCCCCTCTCCCACTGCATCCTACCATACCAAAACCCACTTGGGGCACAGAATGGGGCACTCTTTAGGGCACAATCAGGGGCACAATCAGGGGCACAGATTTTAACTTCGCAAGTTACTGATACACAAGATTGTGCAGCGTATCTTCAAGATAACAAGGGCACAGATAGGGGCACGATTAAGGGCAAAGATGGGGCACGCTCTAGGGCACACCCTAAACAAGGGGCACACCAAAAGGCACAGTCTAGGGCACAGATTAACAATCCCGAAACCCCTTTAAATAAAGGTGATTCCGAAGATTCAGCCGAAGTTGAGGGCACAGATAGAGGCACAATCAGGGGCACAGAAATAAGAGGAAAGAAACAAATAAAAGAAAACATTTCCCCCGAACCCCCTATAAAAGAAAACAAACAAAGAAAGGAGAAAGCCCACACCCACACACAAAAAAAAGAAAAAGAAAAAAAGTCGCTGGATCCAGAAGTTCAGTTCTCGGAAGTGCTAAGACTCTTCAATCGCCTCTTTCTGGGCACGCAGGTCAAGCCTATCTCAAAGATGACTCCCGACCGCAAGAAGATTGTAGCCAAGTTTATCTCAGACTATTCCTTCGAGGATATAGAACCGATGCTTCGCAAGGCTCTCAACTCCGATCTTCTCTCAGGGCGCAAGGATGGTGGATGCTATATCTCCTTCAACTGGCTCTTCAATCCGAAGAACTACGAGGCTCTGATGGAAGGGACCTTCGACAATCCTACAGTTGTAGCCTCAGCCGGGAAGAAGCCTCAGCATTCAAGTTCTCCACCACCTTCTCCTCCACAGCCTCAACGCGAAGAGACCAACGAGGAAATAGAAGCTCGCCTAAGAATGAAAGAAGAGCGCAAGAAGGAATTGGAGAAAGAACAGACCGAAGCCCTACGGCAGAAGTATCTAGGCTGGATAGAAGCCGCCAAGAAGAACCCGAATGGTTCCATGGCAAAGATGGTAAAAGATGCCTACAAGAATGGCACTCTAGCCAAACTGGGCATCGTCTGGAATCCATCGGTGGCAGAAGAAGAACAGTCACTGGTCGACTTGGATGATAAGACACAGAGTTATCTCCAGTCTATCCTCGGCGACTAAGATACAAGTAACAAACAATTTAATTCATACGATTATGGACAGACAAGAATTAATCGACCGCCTCAGCGGAAATCATTCTGAATATACCAAGAAATCTGCTACCAAACAGAAGAAGGTGCAACATGAAGGGCAGCTACAGATAGCTTGTGTACGCTGGTTCCGTCTCCAGTACCCGGCTTATTCCACTCTCCTCTTCCATCCCAAGAATGAGGCTGATGGTGCTACCAGTGGCAAGAAGATAGCCATCAACGCTGCAGCAGGAGTTGTGCCGGGCGTTCCAGATCTCATCCTGGCTCTCCCTTCATACAAGAATGGCAAAAATGGAGTTATCAACAGGGGTACAGAAGTATTCTACGGCTTGGGCATTGAATTAAAGTATGGTAAGACAAACAATCAGACTGCTCATCAGAAACGTTTCCAGGGCTACTGGCAGTGTGCTGGCTATAAATACGTTCTCTGTCGTTCTCTGGAAGACTTCATTAAAGTTGTCACAGATTACATGCTTTCAGTTGATTTAGGCATCCTTCAGGACGTCAGATCTTATCATCTGAGTGACGATGATACTGAGCACAACAAGCAAGTATTAAACAAAATCATTAAAAACAAGAAGTAATATGGAAATCGGATTCATCATCATCATGCTGTGCCTTGTAATGATGGCCAGCACATTCATCTATCTAGTTTACACTCACCGCAATCGCTCTTGCAAGAACTGCAAGTTTTTCCGGCCTACAGCAAACAGTAAGTACAGCGGAACATGCAACGGCTTCGGCCATCATCGCTTCCACTGGGAATGTTGTGGGGAATGGAAACGTAAAACTACCAAGGAGGATGAACTATGATAGGATATAAAAATGTAGACGAACATAAACTACTCAGACTGTTCTGCAGCAAAGAAAGCCTCTCTGCAATGCCTCTTCTCAAAGATAACAAGGTTTTTGCTACTGATGGCCACAAGGCTATCTACGTCAATGCAGAAGTCTGCCAAGGCGAGTATGAGAAAACAAAACGGTTTAACATCGAATTGCCACCTGAAGAGCAAGAACTTAATATTCCTCTTTTAAGCCTACAGAAAGCATACGATTCTCTGCCGAAAGTAGAAACTGAGGAATATGATTCAGAAGATTGCGACGAATGTAATGGTACAGGTTCTGTAGTATGGGAGTACCTAGATGAGAAAGGACATACCCATTGTAATGACTTTGACTGCCCTATCTGTGATGGTTTTGGCTTTTTCAAGCGAAATATCAGAAAGTGTTATGAACCAGAATGGAATGCTGTCATAAAACTGGATGGGTTCTTTATTAACAATAATCATATAAAAGCAATAATTGATGCTCTACTTCTTCTTGGAAAAGATCACATTACACTTCTCTCAATAGCTGAAGAAGATAGCGTGGTTTATGCATACTTCCGTATTGACGAGAACATCACTATCGTAATCTCTCCGTATTGTGATTATGATGAGGAAGATGCTGATGCAAAGGTTGAACTTTAAAATCATACATCTATGGGCAATTACATCAAACAAAACCTGATGCAGTCAACACCATCGGTTGCTGATCAGGAGAAAATGAGGATGTGCAAGTTCTGTATACATAGCCACATCAGCGACCTCGGCTACAACCATTGCTGGAAGTCAGATAGTGCTAATTATAACGTAGATTCCCCTACAGGCGTCTGCTGGGCTTTCCGGGACAATCGGATATGGAAACCCTATTATTTCTCTAGACTCATGTCTAGCTACAGGGGGAATATCTGCTGGGCAAGACCGATTTACAGCTCTTCTAAAAAGAGAAAGAACCGTATTATTCAATACGAAATCATCGACCCAGTAGCCTCAACAATAGATAAAGTTTTCCCCAAGGAGTTCGCTAGGGATTACATTCCAGCCACTCCTGGCTCCAAGCCTCCACATACTATGAAGGAGTATGAGAAATGGGACACCTATTGTTTCGGTGGCTTCGATCCACAGCTTTCTGAAAAACAGGAGGCAAGAAATTATCATGAAGCCAACTGGCAGCAAATCCTTGCTCAGAAAGCAATAGAAGAACAATTAAGGGAATAAAAGCCCACCGTTCCCAGCGATTCTATCGCTGGTCCCTCAAAAAGAATATAAACAAAGAAAAATAATTATTATGCAAACAGATTTTAAAGTATGACAAAGGAAGAATATGAAGAAATGCGTAACACCATCGACTCCGTACGCGGATACTTCTACTCCATCGAAGAGCTAACCAAGGTCAGAGATCTTGTACAAGAAGTTGATGCATCAAACGACATAACTATACTAGAAAGCCCTGTAAAGTTTGAAATATTCATCCAGGGAATGTGCAGTGATACAAACGGAGACATCACCAAGTATCTCGATGCAGAAGCAATCCGCTACATCAGAAGTGCCATCCTCCGAAGATTAAATAGACGTATCGCATTCTTCGAAAATCAGATAGAAAACATTAATTACACCAAACGTAAAACAAAAAAAAAGTAATGAAGATAAAATTAAACAAACCAACAAAGTGCGCTCAGGATGTTCACGAAACGACAAAATATCCACGCCCATGGTTTAAACCGAAGCCAGAGCTTCCAGCAGGTACGATTTTGGAGGTGGATAAAGTCTGGCAAAATTTCTTTGGCAGCCATTATCGCTGTCAATTGCCAGAAGAAATGAAAGATAAAGGCTATTCCCTTCCGTGGTACGACATCCCAATAGAGAATGCTGAAATATATAAAAGTTAAATTTAAATCATAACAATTATGGCTGTAGTAAATGTAGATTATTCAGAGTTCGAAACCTTGAAGAATCGAGTAAAGGAATTAGAAGAGACCGTAAAAGAGAAGGATAAGACCATCGCTTCCCTCAAAGACGGTTCCAGAGTTATCATCCGCAAGGAAGTGCAAATAGAGTACGAGACATTCAGTGAACCATATCGTAGATTGTGTGGCATTGACAAAGACCCTTTGTATTCACAAGATGATAAGCCAAGACGCACTGTTGAGACCTCTGAGTCTTACCTTGGCTTTGAAGATGTGCGCTTGAAGGTTGAAGACAAAATGAAGGACGAGATAAACCGTAGCATCAAGCAGCGAGACGATTCACGCGATAGTTACGAATCCTCTGTTCAGAAATATAAAGAAAAAGAGAAAAAGTTGGATGACAAGGAAAAGTCTCTCAATGATAAGTATGCCAAAAAGGAAGCAGCTCTCATTTCTGAATATAAGGAGAAGGAAGAAGCACTTGAAGCAGCCTATCTAGACAAAGGCAAGGCGTATAAGCGACAATTAGAAGCGGATTATAAAAGTTATAAGAATCAAGCAGGTCGTTTGCCATTGATCAACAAGAATGCAAAAGAAGCCCTGTCTCTCCTCAATGCCAATCGCTTCTTCAAGCCAAAAGGTGTTGAAAGTATTCTAGCACAGATAATTCAAAAGTGTGAACAATAAAAAATACAATTATGGAAACAACAAAATTGAAAAAGTACATCGGTACAAAAGAGGTTATGGCTGCACCTATGGATGAAGCAACCGCAGTGACTAAAGGTTTTGCTCGTAAAAACGAGGATAATCATGAGTGGAGATCTGGCTATCACGTCCAATACACTAACCCAGATGGCAGTAACTACGATTCATGGTCCCCTAAGGATGTGTTCGAAAAGTCATACCAGGTAGCAGAAGACTTTAAGGACCGTCTCATTATTGAGCTCAAGGAGTTGAAAGAACGTTTAAATAAACTCGAAGCTTTCTTGAATGAGAATGATTACGACAAGGTTGCTGAAAAATGCGGACCTGTTCAGACAGCATTAATGCTTTCTCAATATCATGCAATGAGACATTACTACGATATTTTAAAAACTCGTATTGAATTATTGGAGGAATTTCCAGACAAGAAATAAGTGTGAACAATAAAAAATACAATTATGGAAGTAACAATAACATTAATTATCTGCCTCAGCGTGGTCTTCATTATCACGCTAGGCATCATTTCTTGCACGTTAAGAGACAAGAACTTCAAAGTTCGCTTCGATGACAGAAACAAGCGTTTAAGTCGAATTATTCAAGAGCAGCGTGATGAACTTATCAAATACAGAGAGGCTATCAAGAAAAATGATGCCAATCTAGAAAGATCTCTAGAGGTATTAGCTTCTGCTTCCGATACTGTCAACAAAAAAATATCTCGCTTGAAAGATACGGAAGAACTTCTAGCAAGGCTCAAGGCAAAAATTGCAGATTTCAATTTGGGACAAGATAAGTCTTTAAAGAAAACAGATGAAACTATTCGTTCATTCTCCTCATTCGTAAAGAGAATCAATGATGATAATGTGAGATTATTTCAGCACTTTGAGGAACGTCTTGTCAGTCGTCCTTCCTACCTCTCCCCAGAAGAGAAGAAGCATTTTAAGGAATACATGCAATCATGTGCTAGAGGCTATACATTTATTAGCAATATGCCAAACAAAATGGACTTAGATTTTGTTTGTGTTGAAGATGTAGATAAAGCACTTGAATTTGTAGGTAAAGACCAATGGGATTCATTATACATTAAATGCCCATCAGAAGAAGAATATGCCAATGGACAGAATACAGAACGAAATCAGTAAACTTCGTCATGAGCAGCATTTGCACGAAAGACTGCAAGAAGCCCAACTACGGCAGATAAAGCGTGAGCACGATGGTCTTCACGTGTGGATTACCATTAAGCCAAATCTCAGGCTCCTCTGCCGGATAGACGAACATGGCAAACTCCTCCCTAAAGAACAGGAGCGCATCAATAAGATTAAGAAAACATTAGGCATCAAGTAATATGAGTGAACAGGCAGCCCTCGCATTTCGCAAGCTAGTAGCTTCTATGCGAACATTAGAAAAGCAGTATTGGGCACATAGAGATAAAGGCGTCCTACGCCAATCCATTGAACTGGAAAAGCGAGTTGATGAAATCATCATGAAGGTTGAACCAAAAAACGTACCGCAAACTGACAATGGGAACTTCTTTATCCTGGTAGCTGAACTTCGGGTGGCAACTAAGCAGTATTTCTCTGAGAAGAAGAAACCCGATCCTGACAAAGAACTGGTGAAGACTCTCTTTAATACCATCAAGGAGAAGGAAGCAAAGATTGATAAGCAACTTATCCATTTTCAGGAAGAAGACTTTCGCAAACAAGGCTACACCATTCAGTACCACGTCATGGAACGTCCATACAAATGCCCTCCTCATAGCCTCTTCCAGTCAACTGATGAAGAACTGGCGAATGTGATGTTTAATGATTACTTACGAAATCCCACACCCGGTACAATGATCTTCAAAATGAAAAAGTATATCGGCAAGGATGGAAAACCTCTCTCAGACGAAGAAATCAATAAAATATTGTATAACAAATAAAAAACAAAGAATTATGAAAAAATCAGAAAAGAAAGAAGAGTCTGCACAAAATGTTGCAGACAAAGTAAACAAAGAAACTGAAAAAATCATCGGCACAGGTAATTATCAATCTCTCCGCTCTCGTACAAGCACATGGTTCGAGTGCAAGGTACGCTATGAGAAGACCCAGGAGGATGGAAGTGATAAATTGGTAAACGAGTTGTATGTTGTTGATGCCCTCTCCTTCACCGAGGCAGAAGCAAGCATTATCGATAACATGGCAGTCTATGTATCTGGTGAACTTAAGATTGCCAACATCAACCCTGCCAACTACAACGAGATTTTCTTCTCTGGTAATGATGACGATGATCTTTGGTTCAAGGCTCGTTTAGCTTTCATCACCATTGACGATAAGAATAAGGAGAAGCGTACCTATGTCAACTACCTTATCCAAGCCAAGAGCATCGAGCGTGCCAAGCGCTATGTTGATGAAGTCATGGGCGAGACCATTATTGACTATGAGTTGAAGAGCCTCAGCGAGACCAAGATTTTTGATGTCTTCGAGCATGAGCCTTCCACTGATAACAAGCAGAAAGAGAAGGACGGTAAAACCGAGTAATCACTGACAATTCTTGCGCAATTTGGTTCTCAACAAGCTAAGTTGCGCAAGTTATCACTTTTTATCCTCATTTTTCTCGTACCTTTACCCACATTATTAATATATAACATCAATCATATATGAAAAAGTTGAAACGTTTAATCATTTACCTACGCCTCTGGTTTATCCGCCAGATGGGTTACAATCTCCCATCCCTCCGTGAGGCAACCTGTATCGTTCCCGGTCAACTTTATGACCACTTTGGCCGTGTTGTCAGGGCAGTACCAAGTAAGATGCCTGCAACTGATAATGGAGACAGCAAAGATCAGGAAGAAGTGCCTGAACATTGCTTACAGTGTGATCTGTACAACAAGCATATCCCTTGCTCCTTCAATCATCAGATGGCAAACGGCAACGACATCTGTGAGAATCATCATTTTGAAATCATTTGCCTCAACACTGGCAACATCTAAAGATTACTCATTATGGAAAAGCAAAAAACAAGATACAGACTCGATAAGAAAACCGGTCATCTTCTTGAAGTCCCTACTAAGAAGCAGGTTCGTGAAAACGTCAAGAAGATTCGTGAGGGAAAAGATCAGTTGCCTCAATCTCCAGTCACGATACATGAGACTCAGGCAGAGAAAAACTTCAAAAAGGTTCAGAAGGTCATCGATCGCATGCACGCCAAGGCAAAACTGCCTGATTTTCTCTCCATGGCTCGCCACAAGTTTCTCTCCACCGTCTGTGTCATCAATAAGCCGGGCAAACAGCGTAGCCTACTTCCTGATAAGAAAGGCCGCTTCGTTATGCTCTGCCATGGCAAGATGGCTAAAGTTTTCACGGCTAATGTTTGCCTTCTCGTCAAGATCCAGAAGTCCATCATCAAGAAACATGAAATGGCACCAGGTGGAGAAGTGACCACAGAGCATTGGCAGGATGGTAGCTGGAGCATCGTTCCATGCCGGGCAGACAAGAGTAATTACACCACCATTCAGGAGGTCCGACTTCGTCCATGGTTCTTTTTCCACCGCTACTGGTATGAAATTTCCTTCGATGGCAGAGTAGAGCCAGCTATGATGCTGAACGATTACGGCCTCAACCCTACTCTTAGCAAGAAGCATTTCTATGTTACCAGAGAATACGTCAAAGTACGAAACCAGGATGCTGAAAACGATTATTTCCGTTTCTGGCTCCACAAACCTACAGATCATGAAGCTAACAAATGATGTAATTATTCTCAATCGTCCTCGCGTTCAGAAGCGAGGACTTGCCCTTAATATCTCTGGGCGTATCACTCTAAGGTCTAGTCCTTGCAAACTGCTGGATCTCCATCCGGGTGATAAGATTTGTTTCTGTTTCTATACGCCAAGTAAGCAGATGTATGTAATCAAGTCCACACCGGAGTTAGAAACTAAAGATGTATGCATCAAACTGTCTGGCCGTAAGGGGCAGCTCCATGCCAGTAATGTTTCTACCGTCAGTTTCTTGCTTAGCTATATACCGAATATCCCGACTGGTACTAAGCAGATAGAACTGGTTACGGCAAATGAAACTATAAATCTCGATGTAGATGGCGTCAGTTGTCCAGCTTTGGCTATCGTCAACAGGGCCGACAGCGAGCATTGCCGATAGTAAAATATTAAACATTAAGAAATATGCAACAATCAATTAGATACAAAGGCCTCAGCCTCACTCCTGATGAAATGGCAGTAGAAAACGGTGCGCTATCCCTCTGCGGCAATCTAGAGCTGCATGATGGCGCATTGCGCCCTTCTATTGTCACAGGAACACCCCTCTCTCAGCCACTCACCATTAATGGTGTAGTGGCTAAGATTCTTTATGTACACGAAACTGGCAATTACCGCCATCTCATAGCCATAGCCTCATCAGCCATCTACTGGTTTCTTCAAGATGGATCTCTTGGCTCAACCACCCCTATCAAGTCCTTCGACTACGAAGCATCGGTTCTTTCCGTCAATTCCATAGGCAATACGCTTATCATTGTAGCTACAGATGGGATTCACTATGCTTTATGGGTGGATGGTGGCTATAAAAATCTGCCACAAAAGCCTCCATTCGTAGAAATCACCTTTTCTATTTCCGATGATTATCCGGAGAATTACATAAATGGAGGTGTGGACGCTGAGGGAAGTATAAATGGTTTTCGTAAAGCTATCCAGCAAACAACCTACTCATGTAATGACGTTTTCAACACCGTAAAATTAACGCAAGAAGATTATGACACAAAAGAAAATGAATGTCTTAATATTAAAGAAAATAAGCAATCTGATATTACACAGAGCATCTATGCACTTATCAATCGAACGAACAATCTGATTGCTCGTAAAGGTCGTTTTTATGCTAATTTTTTTGTTAGATATTGCTATAGAATGTTTGATGGTTCCATGATTATGCACTCATCGCCTGTATTCATCCCTGTACTAGTTCCAGATAGTTACATTGTACTTTTACCAAATGCCTTGTTTTTAAAAGATGGAGTCATCAAACTGTCTGATAATTTAACACTTGTACGTGAGGATGGAAAGAACAATCCATCAAATGTAAATATTTCCAAAGTTGCATTCGTTTACTATCCCCGAAATGTAGATTTGAGATACGCCATACTGGACGCAAAACGTAATGAACTTGAAGAATGGAAAGATGTCATCAAATCGGTGGATGTATTTATTACTCCTCCAATTTCCAACGTTGATACATCTGAAAAAATTTCAAGCATCAGATCTAAACGAAGAAATTATGGACTTGGGAAAGGATTATTCTATTTAGGTATTGATCATAATTCACAAATATACACAGGTTTTAGTGTGTATTTCCCATCACTGAGTGAAGATGCCTATCGTAACAAATTAAAGAACACCTCTGCTTTCTACAAAGTCTGCTCGATGAAAATTTCTGATTTAACAAATTATACAACAAAGAAATTACCTGTAGACAAGAATGCAGTCTATCAGGTATCATTACAGGAACAGATGAAGGATGATTACAAAACTCATAACTCGCTCTTCGCACAAGGTGGATATGTCTATAACCACCGCCTCAATCTGTACGGCATGAAAGAGAAACTGTTTCAAGGATTCAGCGGCTATGTTATGCTACCAGGGCTGTACATTCTTAAATACGATGATAGTACGGATAACCAGAAATATAGGTACAAAATCCAGAAAATCGTAGTTAGCCTCAACACCACTTCCGGAACGAAATATGTTGAAAGTAGCGACAAATTCTTCTCTCGTCAGGATATTGATGTCTTCATGATCAGTAACCTTGTCAAGTTCTACCCGGATTCCAGAGCTGATAAAATGGCTATCTTCTGTAAGGATTCTTCTGATAATGATGTCATCTTCGTCTTCCCTCTGGAACAATGCGCTGAACTGAATGGAGCCATGCACATGGGTGACTTCACCGACAATTTCGAGCAATATAAGGTCGATTCGTTTGATTATGCAGTTGATGATGTCGTGGAACTATCCAATAAGATCTACACCTCAGAGTCTGATAATGCCTTCTATTTCCCTCTGAATGGCATCAATACCGTAGGTATCGGAACCATACAGGGAATAGCCTCTACCACGCGTGCGCTCTCTCAGGGTCAGTTTGGTCAGTACCCATTAATGGCATTCTCTACCGATGGTATCTGGGCGATGGAAGTCTCTTCCAAAGGCACTTATAGCAGCATCCACCCAATTAGTCGTGAGGTTTGTAGCAATCCGAAGTCTATCACACAGCTAGATCAGTCCGTGCTTTTCGCCACAAACCGCTCAATCAGTCGCATAGCAGAGTCACAGGTGGTTTCCATGTCCGATGTCTTAGATGGTCCCGGCTTCAATATTTCCGGCACTCTAGGAAAATTCCTTAACTTCTTCAATGATACTGAGGAGGATAGTGATACCGTCAAGTCTACCAAGGCTCAGATGCGTCAACTCATAGATTTCACCTCTTCGCCAATAGAGTTCTTCCAGCGTTGTCAGGTCATCTACGACTACAAAAACTCTCGCATCTTCTGCCTGGATGTTACACAGACGAGTAAGACCTCTACGGCTGATACGGTGGCACTCTGCTATTCTATCAAGGATAATGCCTGGAGCACTTTCCTTATACAGAACGTGCTCACGGCAATCAATTCCTACCCACACCCCTACATACAATATAGGGATGGCAGCGTGATGGTGCTTGATAAGGGTTACGATTACGAAGATACAACAGAGTATCATGGTATCATAGTTACTCGTACCTTGAAGTTCGATGAAGATAACGTACCTGATTCCATTACAGGCTATATCCATTCCCTCACGTCTGGCAGCATACCAATCATGTGGTTATATGGTAGCAATGATAATCAGAATTGGCATTACATTGGTCGCTTGGGCGGCATGAAGTCCAGCTACATGGCTACTCACAGCTATCGTTTCTTCCGCATCGCCCTATACCTGAAGATGAAATCCATGAATCAATACTTTGCTACGCGCCTCGAAATCATCAGGCGTTTCAGCAAGTTCTAAAAAGAAAAGCCACCGTTCCATGGCTTTCTAAGCCATGTTCCCCAAAAACAAGAGCCTTCGCAAATCAGGAGTAATCCCGAAGCGAAGGCTCTTTCCATAAACACACCTAAAACGAAAGAAGAAAAAAGTTCTAGCAGAAAAGCCACCGTTCCAGGCGATTCTATCGCCTGTCCCAATAGCCTCTTATGTAAAGCTCGGCCGTCTCAAAGTATAGTTATCCCGGCTCAGCAGGTTGCTCTTAATATTATTGAAGTCTGCTGTAGCACTATTCCCATACTGTCCAGCCTTGTCTGCATACTGATCCTGCAAAAATTGGCTCATCGTATAGTCAACCATATACCGGTGCATATTGCTCTTAAGCGCATCCGTCACAGCCACATTCCAGTTCGGAATCTCCAGTTTCAGGGTAACAGTCTCATAGATACTTTCCTCCCGATCATTACCAGCCTTATTCACGGTAGTAGTCACTTCCTCATCTTCCTGGCCGATGATGCTTGTGGTTACTACCTCCGTCCAAGTTCCGTTCTTGTTATCGGTGTACACATACTTTCTTGTACCCTTCACCAGTCGCTCCAGATTGTTGTTATCCTCTACTCTACCTGAGGTCAGATAACGCTGAGCTGCCACCTTGATATTGCCGATGGCTTCTGTTACTGCGCGGTTGATAATACTGCGAGTCTCTTTACTGTCAGGGCTTTCAATAGTGGCTCTGATGTCCTTCTGGGCATCATCCACCAGTCCCTGGCTCAACACATAGCATCGAGCCAATATGTCATTGCATAGCTGCTCCATGCTAAAGTTCAAAGTAATTAGTTTACTATCCATATTTCGAAATATTTAGATGATTAATAAATCTACCTCAGTTCATAAGGCGGCCTGCCTCCGCTCCAGTCTACACGATCCTGATGAAAATGCTGCGAAACGAAGTCCTGATTACGCTCTGATCCTTTCAGCCCTCTCTGCTCATCCTTGTCTACCGCATCCTCATTTCGAGCCTCAGCATCAAGAGTATTGCCATCCTTTACTGTTGCATCAGAGCCTCTAGCTTCAGCATCAACTGCCGAAGACCCTTCTTTCTCTGTATCGTCAGCAGTTCTTGCAGCCTCAGCAAAGCTAAAGTCTTTCTTTAACAAAATCTCCTTAATTACGTCAAGGTCACTCGCTCCCATACTGGCATAGTCCGTATGGTTCATATCCGGGAAATCACTCAGCCATCCGGCAAGGATAGCATGAACCAGATAGTTCTGTATTTGGTTCGTCAGAACCCCACTTAGTCTAGGTGGCCAAGAAACCAAAGTCTTGATGGTAATTGAGAAATCATCAGCCAGTGCCTGTAGGTCAAACTGCTGTGTGGTCGAAGAAGAGAATCTTGCCAAGAAGTTTTCTAAGTCGGTTATCGCCTCCCGATAGTATATATCCAGTTTCGCTTCCTCTCCATCACTCGCCCAGACGGTCTGAAAGTCCACCTCCGGGTTATGCTGCGCAATCGTGGCAGATAGTCCCTCTACCACGCCCATCACGCTCTTTTTCACTATTTTTATAGTTATCGTTTTCATAAGCCTTATTTCTTTCTATGCCACAACCAAATCAGCAAACCAATCACTGCAACTACCAGGGTCCAGATGATCTTGGCTGTATACTTCCCCAGGGTAATATACCTCTGTTCTGCCTTGCTCAGTTCTCTACTCAATACATGGATAGAGTCCTGCTTTAACCGAATCAGACTGTCCTTTTGCACGATCAAGAGTTGATATTTATCCACCTTCTTACTCATAGTAGAGATAGAATCCTGTAGCTTCGTCACCTCTTTAGTGTCTCTATGGGTCACAACAGAGTGCCAACTTTCTGTTTTGATAGGCTTTCCATTCTGGTCTACAGTGGTCGAAGTACTATCCTTTGTATGAGTTGTCTCCTTGGTCGAAGTCTCATGCTCCCGGTTACGGTATGTAGCCATCTGCTCGAAGGCTGATATAAACCGCTCCTGCCAACTGGCATCCAAACCCTTGCTCACAGTGTTGTCTGTGATATAATGCTCCTGCATCACGGTTTTCGTCTTGCAGCTCGTAAGGAAGAGTACAGAGAAATAAGCTATCCATACAAACAGATAGATAATTAAATGATTCGATTTCATAAGCTATGAGATATTGAGTGCTCGCTTTGACCTTTTCAAATACTCCTCGCATTCGTCCAGACCATTGTAGCCACCGTTAATTTTCCGTCTTATTGCTTTCAGATTATCCTCGTCAGCCAATTCATTGCATCCGAAAGTATCGAATATCCACATCGATGAACGTGTGGCACCAAGAGGCTGTTCTAGCAGTCCAGGCTTCTCCACTACATCATAGCCACAATATCCGGCATACTTGCTATAGTTGGCTCGCCCTGTTATCTGTATCAGCCCACGCCCCTTATACCTTACACCATCACCCTTATGGGTGTTACCAAGGTCTTTTCTTCCCTCATACGCCTTTCCGCTGGCAATCTCCTTGGTATATCTCAGTTCACCACTTTCATGTGCAATTTGAGCCAAGTAGTGCGCCCATCTCAAAGGCGTGTTTATTTCAAACTCCTCGGCAAATTGGTTCAGGTATGGCAGAAACTTCTCTGCCCTCTTCCCTGCGTTAGGCATTGCCATCAGCAGCTGCTCTAATCTGATTTCCTTCATTTCCATTTTCCTTATTGTTTTTAAATTCTTGGTATTTCTTGAACATCGGAAACTTCTCCACAAATCCAAGTGTAAGCGCATAATAAGCATATTCCACAAGTTTATAAAATGGCGTATCAGGCACTAGCATCCGTCTCAGGTTCTTCAATATGTTGGTCGTGAACAGATAGGTTGCAGCTATACACACCCACTTCACGCAAAACAAGGCCTCAGTGTCCGAGTGAAGAAAGTGACCGATAATGAACAGAGCTGCCACCGTCACAAAGAACACCGCACAACAGACGAAGAACATACCGAATTTCTTCCAGCTCCATTCTTCACCGTTAAACACTGCAGCCACGATGCCGAACACCAGGTTCAGCCCAAATAATACCATCATGGCAATCATAAAATCCCTGATGGGAACCAGCAGACTCAGAAAGGTCCATATCGTCCCAATTAAGTAACCTCGAATATCATTCATTTTCTTTTTCATTTTTCCGTCCCCACTCCGTTATGGAAACGATGCAAATTTAAGCCATCATTCCCAGTTATCTGTGATAAGTTGCGCAACTTCATACGAAATTCAAACGAAAAAAGAGAACACAAGCCCATTTTCCGCCTGCATTCTCTTCTTCTGATAGTTTTCTTTTATATATCTCTAGTCATTATGGAATTTCCCACAAACTCAACATTCAACACTCAACATTCAACATTTCAATGGTTGAAGTACCCCCAAGCCTTACAATGGCCATAAGGGTTATCATCATCCCTCAGCCAGTTCACGGCAAGGTCCACCATCTTGTCCATCATCTGCTCCTCGCTGTCCTCCGGAAACCATTTCTTCATCAGATTATAGTTGTCAGAGTAGATCATGTTCAGCACCACGGCAAAATCCCATTGGTTGTAAGGTCTGATCTCGTCCTTCACCGTCTCATAGATCTCCTGAGTCTTAGCTGCGGTATAGTAAGGAGCACGATGCTCTACCTCCTTGTCATCCTCAAACACCATCTTCTTGATCTGAGCCTCAGCAAAGAAGTCGTTGAAGTGGCCGTTACCCACAACCCCATAAATCTCCTTATAGAGTTTAAGAAGGTCATTTTCCTCTGCGTGCATGGCCACAAACTTGCCGATGATCTTGGTAACCTTCACCATCTGTTCCGGTGTGGCGTCACTCTGATATTTTGTTATAAGTTCTACTAAGTTCATATCATTCTTGTTTTTGTGATTTGACAAATTTGAAAATCTCGTCCAGCTTGTTCTCCATCTGGTCGAGTCTTTCGTTGGTTTTCTGCTGGTCACGAAACGTTGTGTCCAACTCTGAGAGAAGTTGATCACAGTCCTTTACGGTCTGCTCGAAGTCCGGCATCTTATTAATGATGTCATTTGCTTGATTCTTCAAGGCGTTTACCTCGTTGATGATGCTCTCCTTACTACAAGAGATTACAAGGGTGTCGCTGTATGCTGTTTGCTCAGTATCTACTACCGAATAGGTTGACTGCTTTCCGTCTTCCGTCTGAACATTCACCTTCACGTTCATGGTGCCAAAGTTTGGCATGCCAGGCATCTGTGGCATCATGTTGGGTTTGCTACCACTAATATCAGGGCTTGGAGTATTCATCACTTTACCCTGCTTGAATTTTCTAGTCGCCCGGTCAAACAAAAAGACCGGAAAACCTGCCTTTAAATCTTTAAATATCATAATCGTATCTTTTTAAATGGATAATGCGAGGGAAACGATGGGTAACAAACCATACACCATTTCCCCCTTTAATGATACTAAGCAGTAGTCAATGCTACGGTTAGACTGTCAAATATGCTCAGGCCTCTAGCCTTTCCGCATACCACATCGTTTGCCTTTTGCGTTCTGCCTACGCTGGTGATGGTCACAGCCGTTGGCAGAGCTGTCTGCCCTTGGAAGGCTGCTACCCATCTTTCCGTGTAAATCAACGGCTGTGCTCTCATCATGTTTTTGTTGCCTGTTACAGGCGTAATGATGGAGATAGTTGCCACGATAGGCACAAACACCGTTGTACCGTTCAGGATAGGCTGATCATAACTGTAGGTTATGCTTACCTGTGGCTGCACATTGCCATTCACGCAATAAGGTCTGCAAAGCTTCTCATTGTAAGTAGCTAAGACTGAAACTTGGTTGGCTACCAATGCTGTAGTAGCCAATCCCACTGGAGAAATCTTGTTCATACCACTACGCTTCTGTTTCATTCTTTACTCTTTTTTACTGATAGCCACCTGCTACACCTGCGCCACATCCGCAACCGCCATTCATCAGATTGGCTAAGTAGATGTTCTGCTGCAACTGAGAGTTCTTAAACTTCAAGTCCTGAATCTCGTTGGCTTGTTCCTGGCTCCAATGTCCATTCAACGTGTCAATGATACGCTGAGTGTTTGAATTGCCAGCATTGATGATGTCACAAGTCTGTCGCTGAGTCTCATAGGCAACATTGCTGAAACCACGCTCAACACCAGTGCTAATGTAGTCAAAGTTACGCTGCATCGCTGATGTCAAGTCACAGAAACCCTTCTGTGTAGAATACTGGATGTCCTTCTGACCCAACTGATTTTCGTAACCCATCTTGATGATGTTCTGCTGCGTCTGGCAGCAGCAATCCTTAAGCGCAATTGTCATCTGCAAGTCACCCTGCGAAATGGCGTTGATTACTCGCTCTGCCGAGAATCCTACCTGACCACCAAGCTGCTGGATGCCAGCCTGGATGCCACAGATAGAGTTCTGCAAGGCGTTGAAGTCACAGTTCAGACTGTTTGCCAACATCTTAAGGTCGTTGCCGTTACCCTGAATGGCACCCATCAGCAAGTTGCTGTTCTGGTTGTCTGCCATCTGGTTGCGCAAACTCTCGATTTGACCCTGAATCTCCGCACGCTGCACGTCTGCGCCATTGTCACGATTGTTCCAGTCTGCACCATACATATAGCGCATCATGCCCATCATCATCATATAGGCAAACGGATTGTTCCACATGTCATCATCGTCACGGTTACGCATCATAGCCGCCATTGCCAAAGGATTGTTGTTGTCACGATTTGCCATCGCTCCAAGCAAACCACCCATCATTGCATCGTTGCAACAAGAGGTAGTCTTAATTACTTCTTCTGCCATAATTCCTAAAGTAATAAAAGTTGTACATTTTGTTTATTCACACATGTAATCGATTACGGCAGCAAAGTTATCCCAAAATATCTACATGTTTCATAACTCTGTCAAACATTCTTTTAGTAGCTGATTTCCAATGATTTAAGGTGACATAAACCCATATCAAAAAAAGAGAAGCCTCATCAGCTTCTCTTCATTATTCTGTTATTTACCCATAAAATAAGTGATGATGGTTCCAGCAATCGCTATCACATTGATAAATGTTAGCCACGCAAACAACCACTTCTTGCGTTTATAATCTCCTGTCCACCAAACAAAGATATTAAACGAAACGCTCAACATTATAATGATAGCACACTCTACAAATAAAAATGTTACCATATTCATATCGCTTATCCGTGTTGCGATAGGGCTTAGTTCTTGTTTCTTTTCTGTCTTTTCTTAATAAACTCCTTAACGTCCCATTTCTTGAAGAAATGGCTATGGTCCCCAGCGTTCCCCACGCTTTCCAGCTCCCCATCAGCGATAGCCCTTCTTAGGGTAGATTCGCTGATATGCGCCTCCTTCTTCACTTGCCCGGCAGTCATCATTGGGTTGAGAGCATACGGCAGATAGTTCTCACAAAGGTCTTCTATCTCATCGCTACTCATTCCGCAAGCAGTTACCTTCTCCCCTCTCTTCTCTTGCTCGTCTGCTCGAAAACAAGAATCCGATAACGATTTAAATAACACACCCAAGGTGTGATAACCAAATAACTTTCCCATATCATTATAATCTAGAGATTAAACTTTGACAGCCCTTGCCTGAGAAATACTTATCGGCAAAACCATATATATAAAATATAATGGTCGTTACAAGTATTACAACATTAGCTTCCACCATTTCGTTGGTGGTAAAAACATTCCAGTATACGATATGAATAGCATTTATCCCAAATAGGTAGATGATCATCGGAATACGCCATCTGTAGCAAAGCCAAAAGAATCTGCTCGCAATTATAAGCACAAGCGGATGGATGTAAACGGAAAAATAGATAAATGCTGCCGATACCCAATTCTCCTTAAACCATACGCACATTTCTTTTTCATGAGACGCAAATGTTACCATGCATGCAATATGAAAAAGCATGATAAACAGAGGCATCACTTCACAATAATACTTAAACCAAGTGAGTAGCTTTATGCTGTAGCCTCTACCTGCAAGGATAATGACGTTTATCATTTCGCTAACGTCCATGTCCTTAAACATTACTCTTGACAACTGTACAACACCGATTGATTGAACTAACCGATGTACTTCATCTTCTTCCTCTTTAGTCATAAATTCTCCTCCTTTTGTTTTTGGATTTATTATTTGTTCTTAGTTCCTCATTCTTAATAATAAGGAATGTTCAGCAAAAATAAACAATTCTGCACAAAAATATTTATTTTGAGCAATATTTTTATAGTTAAACTTTGCTAAAGTAACAATCTGAAAGCAAATTATTCTTGAAAGGCCTCCGGTCATACAGATTGCAGCTCATTTGATATGTACATCTGTGAGAATATTGATTGACCTATAAATAATAAGGTGTAGCCCTATAAAGAGTTACACCTTATTATATTTATACCCATCTGATCATAGCTTATTCTCCTAACATAGAGTTTACCATCCCTTTAATGGCTTCATCGGTAATGCTCTCTTTGACAGAGGCATCACCGCTAATCGATTTCATCAGCATACCTATCCATGGATTGTCACTCTCCATGGTGGATTGTATCTGCTCCTTGTAGGCGTCATAAAGTTCGCCCGATTTCTTGAACTCCAAAAGAACCGTGCGCAACGCTTTTGTCACGTAATTATCCATCAGCAAGGGATTCTCCCTTGCCGATGAAAGTTTGGTAAGAAGTACTGCCAGTGCTTCATGTAATTGCTTCTTATTCTTCTTCATATATCTATTTTTAAAAGTTTCTAAACTCAGCGACTTAGAGC